CAACTGGACCAACTGGTACACAAGGTCCGCAGGGTCTTGGATCAACTGGTCCAACTGGTCCAACTGGACTTGACGGCTCTACCGGATTGACGGGTTCTACCGGTTTGACCGGCATGACTGGCATGAGTGGCATGACAGGTCTCACTGGTATGACCGGTTTGACTGGTATGACTGGTCTTGACGGATCAACCGGTCTGACTGGCTCTACCGGTCTGACTGGTTCAACCGGTCTGACTGGTTCAACCGGTTTGACTGGTTCTACCGGTATCGACGGGACACAAGGTCCGCAGGGTCCAGAGGGTAAGGGCGCAATCATTCAGCTAAACAAGCAATGGCGTGCGCTTTGGTGCTCTGAAGCGCCGGATAGCTGGTTCTTTGATCTTGTCGAAGTTCCTACCGGAAAGCAGGAAGTTGAACTTGATCCGTTGTTTGTCGAAGCCTGTGTTCCGGGATCGTTTCGCCTGATCGGTGCCGCAGGAGCAGTGGAAGGTTGTAGGGTTCGACTGTTTGTTGCGAATCCTTATCCTGTCACTATTGCTGTGTTCGGCCTGCGCGTAGGGATGCAGAGTTATCGTTTCTGGTCTGTCCCGCCCGAAGTGGCAGCCAAGAACAGCAGCTTTTGGCTTGGCTTGCTAAGGACATAGGGTTGAAACATGTGCCGCCACAATGAAAAGCGCAGGGGACTATTATGCTTGAGCCAATTTACGCATTCGCAACAGAGAAGTCCCGAATGTTTGAGCTTGGAATTGTGGTAGTGTTGGTTGTAGCCCTGATCCGGGGCCGATGGAGAGAAATCAAGAGTTGGCTCGCTCGAAGACTCGAAGGCGACAATAAGTACCCGCAACGCAAAGATGCCGAACAGAATCGCGAAATCTATCGTGAACTGGTGGAGTTGCGGGCGGTAATCAACGCAGATCGGGTCTACATTCTTCGATTCCACAACGGTACGGAGTTTCTTCCAAGCCATCCTGCTTGGCGGATCAGTTGTACGCATGAAGTCGTTAAGCACGGCGTCACTTATGAGTCTGCTAGGCTGCAAGGGATTTTCGTTTCGCGGATTCCAAACATCATCAATCCGTTGTTGACTGGTACGTCGTCCGCTCCCGGCGTTTTCGCGATGCAGTGCTCGCAGTGTCCGTTCCAGAGAAAGTGTGTTCAAGAGAACAAGCATATCGTTCTGATCCAAGTGGACGAGCTGAACGGAAGCTATTGCCGTTTCCACTTGGAGAATCAGAATGTGAAGACGGCTCTGTTCTGTGGGCTGAACATTAACGGAAACGTCTTCGGCTTGGCGGGGATAGACTATTGTGATTCCAAGGTCTCTCAGCCGGAAGCGATACAGGATATAGCCCAGCAGCTATGCCGTGTGGCGGAGCGGCTTCGTTTCCATCTTTAGTACCGCAAAGACATGCCTTCCTTCGATGGGAAATAATTCCCGTCAAAAAGTCTGCCGGATTGAGTATAATAGGTCGTGGCAGCAATTCATTGGCTTAAAGTTCACGGTCAGCATTTTACCGATGCGGAAGCTCGCGAAGCGTCCGACTTCGATGAAGTGTTGTCCAACTTCGCCATAGAGCCAGACCGTGCCGTTTCGATGTTTAAAGAAGAACCCTTGACGGTCGCGAAGCGTTTAGTTCTTGCTGCCAAGGCGTCGTCTGATGAGATTGTGGCAATGTTGATGAAAGATGAAGATGGCCGTATTCGTGGGGTTATCAAGACACGATTGGAGAAGGAAAGAATCGATGCCAGCGGCGGGATCATTTGTTGAACGAGAGCTGATAAAGGGGATCGTAGACTTGGCCCGGCACAAGGAGTTCTACGGGCATATTGTCCAGCAGCTCGACCGCATTTTTGTCTCTCCCGATCACGAGATACAAACTGCCGCCGTGGGTCGGGTTCCGGGAGATCGTTTCATCAAGATGTATTTAAACAGGAGATTTTTCGGCGATCTTTATGAGCAGCATGGGAAGGAGAGGGGATGGATTTTCATGCTGGGAGTATTAGAGCACGAGATTATCCATATCGTTTTCGGACACCTGTTTCTTCGGTTTCAAGACCGCATTCGTGGAAATGTCGCGAAGGACTTGGTGGTGAATGGTATCATTCCGAATGAAACACTGCCGGGGAATTATGTCATCCCAGAACACTACGGATTCGAGCGTGGAAAGTCGGCTCTGTGGTACTACACGCATCTTCAAGAGAATCCGAAGTTTAAACAGCAGTGCGCGGAAGGAGCTTTTGGGGCCGAAGGGGTTTTGTCTCACATCATGTCGTCGCACAAGATGTGGACGGACGTGGAAGATGATCTGGTCGCCAAGGAGTTTGCCAAGGATATTGTCCGCAAGGCAAAGGACTTGTGTTGTAAGTCTTATGGCAACATTCCGGGAGCTGTCTTGGAGCAAATTGAAGACCTGCTCAAGAAGGAAAAGGCCATCATTCCGTGGGGCAAGGTCCTGAGAATGTTTGTGGCGTCCTGTGCTGAGAGTGTGTTAGATTACACCGTCAAGCGGATCAGCCGTAGGTTTGACACTCGCCCCGGAACGCGCAAGGGAGACGTTTTAAGGGTCGCCGTTGCCGTGGATACGTCGGGTTCTATTTCAGACGAACAGCTCAAGATTTTCTTCAACGAGATCAGGTGGGTGTGGAAGAATGGTGCGATCATGGTGGTCTATGAAGCTGATTGTACCGTGCAGGCTGTCTATGCGTTCAAAGGCAAGTTTACCGGCAAGGTTCATGGACGGGGCGGAACTGATCTTGAGCCTGTGCTCCGCGAAGTGGAAGGGAAGTATGATGCGTTGATCTATTTCACGGACTTCTATGCTCCCCATGTGTCTCGCCAGTACAAGATACCGACGCTCTGGGTGTTGCATACAGGAGTGACGCGGGATCAGTATCCGGCCAAGTGGGGTCGTCACATTAAGATCACAGAAGGGATAGCGGAAGCAGCGTAAGCTGAGTATGAGAAAGGAGTATGGATGAAGACGTTGTTCGTGGTATCGGAGAAGAAGGTCAACAGTCACGTTGGCGAAGAGTATGACTCCATAATGGAAGTCGAACACCTGCCGACGACAGAGACGATTCAGCCGCAGGCCGACAAGGTCATGGCTGAAATCAGGAAGTTGTGGTTCGAGCAGGTTAAGCCTGACGATCCAAATGCCGTGGTGGTGAATCCCAAGGTGGTTGTCAGTCTGGATGCGGCTCCGGCTTTTGCGGCCATGTTGGTCAACCTTCAGATCATTATGAAGGCACAAGAAGGGATCGAGATTGAGCTTCCGTGGGAGAAGCAAAGCGATCTGAGTAAGCTGGATGAAGAGTCGAAGGAAATACTGCGGAAACTAGACGAAAGGAAGTGAGTCATGGCGAAGTTTGTTGATTTCTATTCAGACAAGGAAGTTCAAGACATCATGGAAGCATTCATCGAACGCTTCCCTACGATGTTTGAGGGGTTCGACACGTCGAAGATCGGGTTTGTGACCACCCGCGCCAAGAAGGGGAAAGACAAAAAGTCTGGACTCGCGCTCAAGCTCCACAAGGTGCCCTATCCGCACAACGTGTGGCTGACAAAGGTCTACATCGTGGAAGCCTTTGAAGCCCGCTGGAAGAAGCTCGACCTAAAGAAGAAGAACCTGAACGTGTGGCGGGTTATGTGTGCGATTCCCAATGGGGGACTCGACGAGCAGTCGAAATCCTACGGGAAGGTACTGAAGCCTGAGATCAACATGTTCCTGATGGAGTACGCGGCCAGCGGCGGAGTGGTCAACTGGGAAGAGAATCCGGCGGCAAAGGACCCGATGGACCAGACGCAGGAAACCGTCAAGAAGGCGGTGCCCGTCTCGGAAGCCATCCCTGCTGATGATGGCGTTGACCGGCAGGCTGTAAAGCCCGAAGATGTGGCTTCGGCTCCGGGCAAGGGAAAGGCTGCGAAGAAGTAGGTGGTCTGTCGTGAATGCTGCTGATCTCCTGAAGATGGCGAGAGGGTGGGGAGAGTTTCGCGGGAAGTACCGTAAGTGGAGACGCCCGAAGTTCTCTGATACCTACTTGCTTGCCTATCTGCGCGATCACGGCATTAAGTCGAAACGGGACTTGGCGAAGCGAAGGCAGGATGGCGATCCTGTCGCGTATGATTTTGAAAAGGCGTTTGGAAGTTGGTCTGCCGCCCTTCGCCGGGTATTCGTTCCAGAGTTCAAAAAGTCGCCGGACAAAGACTACTTGGTCAAAGTGGTGCTGAGCTTCGGTTTGTGGTCTCTGAGAGACTGGGACGCGGCTCGTGCGAAGGAACCGTCAGTAATTCCGTCTCCGTATTACGTGGAGAAGTTGTATGGTGGGTTCCGTGCTTTGTTTGCCAAAGCAAGATCGGTGTCTTGTGAGCACATTATATCTGACTACCTAAAACTATGGCGCAGGCTAGGACGTGTTCCGAGCTTTGAAGAAGCCAGAGAGAATCAAATCAAGCTGGAGCCGCTGATTCGGATATGTGGGAGTAAGAAGAAGCTGGATGAAGTGGCTGGCGATCTGGAAAGGCAATATGAGAGAACATCAAGAAGTGTTTGAAAGGTTTCGGGAACTGTATGACCGGGCGCTCAAGGAGCGGAAAGATCGTTTCTTGAGTGTTGCTCCGTGCAACTGCGTTCACAACGTCCGGTTGCGCGTGAAGGGGAAAGGACAGTTTGGGTTCTGTCAGAATTCATTGGTTCTGGCAAACTCTGGCAAGAAATGGTTCGTGTGTGATGCGGTGGAAACAGCGCAGCGATGCCGTGTCTTTTCCTGTCGGAACACGGAAGCGTCTGTGGAGCAGAAGTTTATGGAGATCGTCAAGTCTCCCGCGTGGTGCGGGAAAGAGTATCCCAAGCTCGCCATGCTGATCTGGTTCCTTCAAGAGTGGGAACCGCACGGCAGGATGGTCCGGTTCCGGGAGATGCTGCGAAAGATGTTTGGAGCGTTGTGGGGAATCATTTCTTTCAGGTGGTGGTAGGTGGACAATCAATGGATTTGCCTGATGGTGAGCAGCACGCTGCCCCATAAGGACAACAAGCTCATCACCAAAGAACTGTCGGTGATTTTCGGCAGCGATCTTGTCGATCACCGGGTGGTTTGCGATACCGGAATGCTGGCGTCGGGAGAATACTATCTCTTCGTTCGATGCGCCAACTATCGGGACCATCTCGATACTCTCAACAAGCACACTTTCGTCACCAACGTCGTCCCTTCTCGCGAGTCTCCGCATTACTTCTCAGATAAGGAAGTGAAGGAGTTTGCTGTTTCTGTCGGGCGGAAGGTGACTCCCACTTCTGACTTCAATAAAGGGGACGTTGTGTTGGTCCGGGATGGCTATCTCAGGGGGTTGTATGGGGTTGTTCAGGGCCAAAGTGGTAAAAAGTGCCGAGTTTTCTTTAGTTTCTACGTGCGTCGCTTCACTGAGAATCTTCGCGTGACATTGTTGGAGTTTATTGGTAACGTATCCAAGTATGAGTTTCCCGTCGCTGTCGATGGATGCCACCTAGCAGGAGTGAGAATTGTCCACCACCGTAAGCTACATCGGAAAACAGGTAGAAAACATAAGGCCGGGGAACGGAGGGGAAGAAGGCGTACTGCCGTACTTCACCATTGAACAGGTTCGAGCTTTCCGGTCGGTATTTGGCTTCTTAAACGAGAAAGATCGGGACATTCTTTACCTGATTTTCGTGTCCCGAAAGAAGCAGAAGGATGTGCAACGCATCCTTGGACGGTCACAGCCGTCTCTCTGCTATGACATCAAGCGTATCCGCTTGCGGCTCAGATTCATCTTTTACTTGCACTCGGTGATGGATGAATTCGTGGCCTTTGTCGAAAACCAGCGTCGCTATTTTCTTCCCGAAGAGATTGAGATTCTGACCCTGATGTTCTATACGTCGAGCTTTACCATGACTTCCGAGATGATGGGCATCTCGCAGGTGCGCACCCGTTATGCTTTCAATAAGTGCTTACGCCGGATGGAAGCTCTGGGAGCTTTTGGGAATGCGGAAATCTGGAAAGCATACGAGATTTTCTGTCAGATTCGGGCCAATCTAAATGCCGTTAGGCGGCTGTATCGGGGCGAGTCCAACGATTTCCGCGCCTTCGCGATACTGTAACTTTTTCCTGATATTCTTCCCAATGGTGGAGGGATGTATCTCGTGAACAATGATGTCTTTGACGGGTTTGCGTGGCATAGCTCAATAGGGATCGACGCCACACTGGACGGGAATAAGCGGTTTGTCACCCGTTTGCCCCTGACGGCTGATTCACGGGCTATGTTCGTGGCGGCTGGCAACAATCTGCTGATTCACAAGACCACACGGTGCTTGTGGCGGCTGTCGGACGACAAAAAGAGCATCGAGCCTGTCTTCAGTTCGGATGTCTTGTCGGAAGATGAAGTGAAGGCGGCAATGGGAGGAACGTGATGAGCTTGAATCTGACTTCGTTTTTGCGGCGTGATGCTGCGATTGCAGATCATTCGCTTGTGGATCATTCTTGGTGGAATGGAACAGGACTGGCGGGGGAGAGTGCGATCCTTGACATCAGTTCCATGCGAAATCCAAACAACATCAAGCCGGAACTGGAACTTGAGTGGGGTCTTGGTGGTCCAGACATCGACCTAAACGAGCCTGCCGGAGTGGTCGAGCGGAACCTTCCCGATGAAGGGATGGAAGATGCTGGCAGGGTGATTGTTTTTGCCCGGCACATGATGAATGCCGGTTATCGCGGTCGTCAGGTTGTTGCCGGGATTCGACAGAAGTTTTCCCAGCCAGCCATTCTCGCTGCTCGTCGGGGATTGCGCGAGCTGTTCGGAATGGAAGGATTGACGGGGCGTATCCTGATAGATGCCCGTGGTTATCCTGATTGCAGGGCGGCGATGAAGGTAGCGGCGAACAGTCCCTATAAGCGATTCATCAAGTATGTTGCCGGATGTAAATGCGGGGATCATCATGTTCTCCCGGCGAATGAGCGTGCCCTGTTTGGTGAGATTGTGGCTTCTACTGGAAACCCGACCGATGACTTCATGGCGGGTTCCGAGACTTCAAGTAGTCTGGTTTCACATTGCCGGTCAACCATGTTGCCGGTTCTGGCCGCAGAAGGCGATCTGGACAAGTCGGTGCTTGACAGTACGTTGATCGAGATGATGAACGTGACGGGGCTTCCTTCTGGTATTGCTGAAGGCATCCACGCGATGAAGGCAAGCAACTTTGCCAAGGTTCGCGCCGCTTTCCGTTGGCTGGATAAGCAGATTGATGCGGCGGAAGATTCCCGGTATGCAGGGAAGGTCGATGCCAAGGAGTTCCGCTTGGGCCAAGCAGATATGCCTGTTGAGATTTTTGATGCTCAGCCCGGAGAGATCAATCTCAACGAAAGACAGGCACCGTTGGACGTTGAGTTGTTTAAAGAGTCGGCAGCTCCGCTGGACGTTGAGCCAAGCCCATTCCAAGAGCCGGAACTTGAAGGATCGGACGAGATCATTCTGGATGAGCAGGCCGAAGTTTTGCCAAGTCTGGAAGACGTGGTTTTGACGGGAGACATGGACTTTGGTGACGGCGACAAACCCTAATGGGACAATATGAGCGGAGATCAAGATTTCGACAAGGCCGACGCCGATGCTGGCGTGGCAGTAGCACTCCCGCCAGAGTCTCGCTCCGGGACGACAGCGTTGGCGGGGCGGTTGCCGTCAGACATTATTGCCTACCGGAAAAGTCTCGTCGAGAAGTACCACGCAGGAGCGCCCAGCTTCATCGAGCGGTTGCGCCGTGCCGGAAAGTCCGACATGGAATCGCTCTATGTATCGTTGATGGATGAAGTCCTTGGGGAGACGGACCATCTCCTTGGAAACGAACTGATCGCCACGCAGAACGGAGAGCTTCGGGATGCTTCGGTCATATCGTTCAAACGGGCTGAAGTCTTGGAAAAGGCGCTCAGAGCCGTTCAGACAAAACAGCAGTTGAAGGGCAATGGGTTTGACGTTGATGCGCCTGAAATGATGGTGGTGTTTCGTTTCTTCTTGGCGAAGGTGAAGGAGACATTCGACAGGATCGGAGTGAATCCTGAGATACCGGATTTGTTCTTTCGCCGTTTTGGGGAAGTGACGGATAACTGGCAGAAAGAACTCCGGGAACGTCTTGACGTGCTGGGGACTCAGAGGTGAAAAGCGAATGCCGACAAACATTCTTGCTGAGATTTCCAAGGAGTTCATCTCCGAGAGCAAGACTATCGCCGATGTCGTCACCTTCGTCGAGTCGTCTTGGGGCTTGGGGATCAAGCTCCTTCCCGTGCAACGCTTCATTTTGAAGTGTTTATACGGGTTGCCGCTGGACAATGGACCTAAGACCATTGATGTCCCCGATGTCGTCAATGAGCACACGCTTTATCGTTTCAACGAAAAAGAGTTTTTGGCATGGCTCTATGCAGAAGGTCGCTGCAATACGGACGAGACTGAAGGACGCATCTTCCAAGAAATCATTCTTGCCATAGGTCGTCGTGGAACCAAGTGTCGTGATCGGAATGACCTAATAGCAACCACAGACGGCACACTATCCTTTGGTGAACTTCTTGGAAGACTCAAGGCTCGGCAACGTATTGGGATTCAGACTTATGATCCAAACACGCTCACGGCTTCGGTGTCTTATGATTTGAAGGCCCAAGACAATCGGAGTGAATGTTTTGAACTGACGACAGCACGGGGGATTTGTGAGACATCTTCTTGGAACCATCCGTATTTGATTTGGAGACCGGAATGGGAGAAGCCGGATTGGGTTGAGATGTGTAGGCTCAGGGCTGGTGATAAGATAGCGACATCTAAGCAGGTTGGTCTTTTTGGCCAAGGGGGAGTGGGGGTCAATAAGGCCGCTCTATTGGGTCATCTCCAAGGCGATGGTGGGACTACTTGTTCTGTTGGATACACCACCAGTAGTCGGGTTATGCTTGCCGACCTTCGTCGGCTGATTTTGTGTGAGTTCCCTGAGTATGTGGTCAAGAAGAAGGGGAAATCTGCTTTTAGAATGGGATATGAAGTTGTCAAGGCATCTGGAAGGTTCAAACAAAATGGTAGTCAGAAGAACGAAGTGGGGGAGTGGCTGAAACGGGAGCATTGTTTTGGCAAGAAGGCTGTTGAAAAGGAAGTTCCTGCTTGTATTTTTCAGGGCAGTAAAGCGGAAGTAGCTGCCTTCTTGTCTCGCTTATTTGGGTGTGATGGACATGCTAGTGTTGAGAACATAGTTCCCAAAGATCATGGTGGGGTTCCTAAGTCGCATGTGGGATATTGTTCGGCTTCAAAAAAGATGATTGATGGCGTTAGACATCTTCTTTTGAAGTTCGGGATACATGGGTGTGTTTGTCCGATAAAAGCCGTATGTGATGGGAAGACTTTCAATGCTTGGACATTACGCATAGTCAGGTCAGACAGTTTGGAGAAATTCAGAAATCAGATAAACATATTCTCGAAAGAGGACGCTGTTGATAGGGTACTACAAGCATCTCGTCTGAGAAGTTTGTCAAAGAGTGAGTTTGACTGTGTTCCTTCTGGTGTCTGGAATTACATTCGACGGGTAATGAAGGGTTCTTCGGCGAGATTGCGATGGCGATACGCTCCGAGTAAGTGGAAGGTGCGAGATTATGGTGAACATATCGGTGATGCTTTTCTCAGGGCTATTGGTTCGTCCGATGTGCTGTGGGACGAAGTGGAGTCTGTGAGATGCGTCGGAATGCGTGATACGGTGGATGTAGAAGTAGGTGGGACGCATATTATCGGTGGAGATATTGTGTCACACAATTCCACATTGGCATCTTGTGTCTCTAACTACGAGATGTACAAGCTGTTGAAGTATGGCGACCCGTCGAAGTATTACGGCTTCCCGTCGTTCACTACGCTGGCGATTTTGAATGTGGCTCCTACGGACGAGCAGGCTGACATCGTCTTTGAGATGACGCAAAGTATGGCCATGCGTTGTCCTTTTATGAAGGATCGCTCGATCCACCAGACGATGACCTATTTTGACCTTCAGACGGACCCGGACATGCAGGCCCACGGCAAACCAAGGGCGAGCTTGCTGTCGCTGGCTGGCGGATGTTCGTCCAACTCACTTCGTGGTCGTAATGCCATCGTGGTCATCATGGATGAGATGGCGCACTTCATCGACAACAACGGTCGGTTTTCTGGATCGGAAGTGTACAAGGCTCTTACGCCGTCTATCGCTTCGTTCCGTCGCGATGGTAAGGTGGTCTGTATTTCATCGCCTTACGCGAAGTTCGGAAAGTTCTACGAGCGTTGGGATGAGTCTTTCCGGGAGCAGGAAATCACACTGGCTTTCAAGATGTATAGCGCGATGGTGAATCCGACGATCCCGTCGGAAATCCTGCGGGCAGCTAGAAAGCGAGATCGTGTTGGGTTCATGTGCGAGTATGGTGGTGAGTTCTCCGACACGGTAACAGCGTGGATCGATGATGAAGCGGAGTTTCGTCGCTGTATTGTGAACACTCCTGCGCCTTCACGGGGAGTCCATGATGTGCAGTATTTCTTTGGAGTTGATTTGGGGTTCAAAAACGATGGGACTGGGCTTGCTATCGTCCATAGGGAGCCAGACAGCCGTATCATTCTGGATTACGCGAATGTTTGGTATTCTGGGTCGTCGGATGTCTGGGAGTTTAGCGACAGTATTTATCGGGCGTGCAACAAGTATGCTTCTTTGGAATTGTTGCGGATGGCGGACATTGTGGAAGAGATCAAGGAGCTTGTGAAGTGGTTCCCGCCGAAAGCGGGTGTATTCGACCAGCATAACGGTTACGCCTTGGCGGAAGCCTTTCAGGTCGAGCGTATGTCTCAGTTTCAGATGGAGAATTTTTCAGACACTATAAATGATGAAGTGTATCGTTTGGTCAAGAGATTGTATGCTGAGCAATTTCTGACCTTGTTTGACCATCCTGTTTTGGTTAGGGAGATGCTGTCTCTTGAAGCGGAAAGGAAGTCCAGCAGCGTTACCGATGTAGAGCTTAGGAGCGAGAGCAGACATGGCAAGATGGTCGTCAGGCAACCCAATCGCCGTGGGGCGCATAACGACATCTCGGATGCTTTCTGTCGGGCGGTGTGGTTGTGCTACAATACCTTTAAGGAAACTCCGCCGCGAGTGGTGACAGGGGTTGGCGGAAGGGTCCCGTCATTGTTTGGAAAGACAGAGACACAGGCTTCGTTTGTTGTGAAGCGAATGAAGCAGCACGGGGATCATCCGCGTGGCTTGTATCGGTCTCGGTATAAGGCGATGTTGTTGGGAAGGTAAGTCTCCAATGGAGAGCAATATGAAAACAGCGAAGAAACTGGTGAACAGCGAGATGCTGGCCGGAGTCAAAGACGCCGAAGCGACTTTGGCTCGTAGGGAAGTAGAAGAATTAGAGTCCGGCTTGCCGGAAGGACACCCGCTCCGGGATGAAGCGGAGAAGCAAAAAGCCTTGCTGGGGGACTTGAGCGGCCTTCCGCCGGGGCATCCTTTGCTCAAGGCGATGCAGGCTGCCAAGGACCGTTACGATCAGCGGGAAAAAGAGCAGGGGGCCGCAAGAGAAGTCAGGCAGGCCAAAAAGGTCGATGCCGATAGCGCCAAAAAAGAAGCGAGACGGGTGGAAGAAGCTCAGGTTGAGCGGCATCGCACGGCTTCTCATACGGTGAATGCGGGCATTGATGCCGCCTTGCGGGAAGTTCGGGGGCTATACAAGACAATGTCCGAACATGAAGAAATCTTGAATATGAATCCCTATAGTAGAGCTAAGGTGATTCGGCTGAAGCGGCTCCTGTTTGCAGCAGAGCGTGGGCTGTCTGAAGGCAAAATCACAAGGATGTAAGCTATGGCAAGGTCAAAAAAAGCATCTGGTGAACATTTTGACGGCGGCGTCAAGCGTCCCGGCGTTCAAACGGGTCCTGCGGACCCGGTACGGGCAAGGATTGCTCGCAGGGCGGTGGGGGCAGGCGGATTTGGGTTCGGCGGACATGGGCGTGAGCGTGAAGCTGGAATGCTGATCGATACGTCTCAGGTTGCCGCTCCATACGCTACGGGATACAAGCTGGAAGCCTACCGGACTTCGTATGCTTACGGCCTGAGTGACCGCACAGGAGCTTACGACATCCCGACCTATTTCGTGATGATGAACGAGCAGAACGGCGGGATGATCTACTGGCCCGTCACACTGCATGAGAAGTATTCGTGGTATCGGTACTGGGCGCGGTCGGATGCCTATATCGGCAGGGCTTTGGAGTTGCTGTCAGACCTGCCGATGTCGAAGCTCACCTTGAATATGCCCAAGATGCCCAAGGGCAAGAAGGGATTAGCTCAGGAGATTTTGGACTTCTTCAACTATCAGCTTGAAGTTATCAATGCCTTTGAGCTGTGCCAGAGCATTCTCTGGGAGTCCAACATGATCGGCAACTGCTTCAAGGGCGACACGATGATTGTTACATCGAAGGGTGTGTTGCCTATAGCGGAAGTCCGTGTTGGAGATGCTGTCCTTGATGCTTCTGGAAATTTTTCCAAGGTGACAAATATCGCCAGAAGGAGCGTGCAGGAAAGGCTGGTGTCGTTGCGGATTGCAAAGATGGCCGGTGTGGAGTTTATGCCTACAGCCGAACATCCTGTTTTTCTTCTCAAGGAAAACAGCAGAGAAGAAATGGTGAAGGCGGGTGATGTTCGTCGTGGAGATTGGATCGGAGTAGGAGCTACGGGAGAATCACGGGATGTGGATGTTGTTCCTTGGAAGGACGATCTTCTGGATCGGTATTTGCCGTCATTCTATACAAAGATCGAAAAGGCGGTTCGAGGATCGCAGGTTGATATTCGGTGTGGATATGATGTCCCGACCGGATTGAGCGTGGATGCTGAAAACCTTCGAGATGCTATCTTGGCGTGGATTTCCGAATTGAAGGAGCCTACGACGGCTGATTGTTCGGAAGTTGCTAAAGCTATTGGCGTGGCTGATGCAGAACGAGTCAGATCGATTGCCTATGCCATGCGAAAGAATGGAGAGATTAGGACCGAAAGGACCAGTAAGGGTGGGGTTGGAGGAAGCTCGCTGATTTGGTATCCGGGAGTATTTTCTGTGCCAACTGGTCATATTCGTAATATGGAGACCGTTTTTTCTCCTGTGGCAAGTCCGTCTATCTCTGTAGATGAGGACTTCTTATATCTTCTTGGTTATTGGATGGGAGACGGATGGCTGTGGAAATCCAAGAACAAATATGCCAAAGAGTTCGAGGGATGGGACATTTGCGTATCTTCCAAGGCTGTTGATCTTTTCCTTCGTGTAGATGCGGCGGCAAGAAGTGTTTTTGGAGAGGACGCGGTTGATAATGAGCCGTTTATAGACGGTGATATGTCGCATGTGGTGGTTCGAGACCCACTTTTGGCGGCATGGTGGAACACCCAGTTTGGCAACGACTGTGAAAGCAAGAAGATTCCCGACTGGATTATGTCCTTGCCTGTGGAAAAAGCTATCTGGGTTTTGAGAGGAATGATTGATAGTGATGGGTATGTGACTAAGACAGAATCGGGTGGTTGTCAGGCAGGCATGGTTGGGACGAATAAGGCTTTGATGCTTCAGTTGTTCCACTTGTCTCTGCGTTGTGGCATCCCTGCTTCCTTTGGGAAAACGGATAAGCGTAGTGGTCAACTTCCAAACGGTCAACGGATAGAAACTCGTGAGGTTTATACCGTATCTGTTGGCGTTAGGGATTACTATGAAATGCTGGTTGACGGATGTTCTAAGGCTCAAAAGGCTGATTGGTCTTCAGAAGAATCGGTCAATATCGCCTTCAAAGAAGTAGATGGTCGTTTCTATTATAGGGTTGATGGCGTAGATCGTCCGTTCCATTCTGGTTTCGTTTACAATTTCGAGGTTGATGGAAGTCACACCTATTGTGCAAACGGAGTACGCACGCACAACTGCTACATCTTCCACGAGTGGGACGAGAAGAAGAAGATGTGGTCCAGAGCGGTCATGCTTCCGCCGGAAGAAGTGTACGTTTTCCAATACCCATTCACGGATAACAAACGGGTGGAATACCGACCGCAGCGTTTGATTCAGCTCATCAAGAGTGCCGGGGATGCGGAAGCCAGCGAAGTTCCAAGGGGAGACTATGACCGCTCGGACATGAATCGAAAGATTGTTGAAGGAGTCCCCAAGGAGCTAAGGACAATGGTGCAGAGGGAAGGTTGTATCGTCATGGATACAGACCCGATGACGGGTTCGTTTGTGCATCATATTGCCCGCAGGCGGTCGCCGTACATGGATATTGGAGCTTCCGTGTTGGAGCGCGTATTGGTGCCGATGCTTCAGAAAGAGCATTACCGGTATACCCAGTTGAGCTTGGCTAGTCGCAATATGACGCCGAAGAACTTGATTTCGGCACCGGGTCTGATGCCGGAAGAGTTGGATGATTTGCGGACGCAGGTGGACCTGTCCTACATGGACCCGGAGTATTCGGTTATCACCAACTATGAAATCCACTGGGAGCAGATTGGTCCCCAAGAGCGTTTCCTTGATTTCGGACGTGAATACGAACAGATCGAGAATCAGGTTTTCGCCGCGATGGGCGTGACGCGAGAGCTTTTGACGGGAGAAGGTCAGTTCTCAGGGACCAAGATCACCGTCGAAATTCTAAACACGATGTTCCTGCTGACTCGCGAAGTTCTGAAGAACTACATCGAGAAGCAGCTCTTCATCCCAATCTGCGAAGCCCACGGCTGGTATGAAGAAGACAAGAACGGGGTCAAGAAATACTACTGTCCGCAGATTGGCTTCAACCGCTTAACGATTCGCGACAATGCGGAAGTGTTTGATTCTCTGTTCCAGCTTTACCAGAAGGGCAGCTTGCCGGTGGACGTGATCTACGAGTTGTTCAACTTGAACCCCGAAGAGATGCACGCCAAGTTGTTGGAAGATGCTTTTACGGTCAAGGACGCGACCTTCAACCGACTGTTGGAAGAAGTCAACACGGAAGTTGGCAGGGCCATTCCGCAACAGACAGATGCCGTCGAGAAGGTGTCGAAGTATCTTGGTTTGAAGTTGGTCGGCAAGTCCGAAGAACAGGGTGGAGACGGTATGGGCGGCGACTTCCAAGAAGGTATGGACGAACAGCAAGGCCAGCAAGAACAGCAGGGTCAGCAAGAACAGCAGGGTCAGGAGCAAGGCCAAGAAGGAGACCCTGAATCTATTGCCAAGACTGTTGCTGAAAAACTACCGGCGGATGCGTCTCCAGAAGACATCAAGGATGCCGTGGAAGAAGCATCAGAGGCAGGAGAGAAAGCATGAAAGAACTGGCAAGACAACTCTTGTTTGTGGCTAAGGATTTGGCTTCGAGAAGCCGAACGGCAGCGAACTTCACAGTGACGCATCAGCCACATGCGGCGAAACCTTACCATGTTGAATGCGTAGTCATTCCGCCTTCTGCTTGGCACGAGTCACAATACCGAACCTACAGATGGGACGTTTCCTATGAAGAAGGGGATGCAAAGTGGAGTAGGTTTGCGGAAGCTGCCAGCCGAGCTGTTCGTACCGGTCGCAAACAGAAGTTTATAGGAGACTTGTGAGCAGATTGTTTCTCAGGCGAGCACAGCTTGACGAAAAGGTCAAGCAGCAGATTAGGAAACGGGTGCAGGAGCTTCTAAAGGAGAAGCAAAATAATCCCGATCAGCCTGATTCTGCCCAGAATGATGCGCCTGAAAACGACCCAGACAGCGATGGGGCCGTTTACCTGTTTGATGCTTCCGATCATTCCCGCAGTATGGTTGCGCTGGAGTTTGATACGCGCAAGGAGTACGAGCTATACAAGAAAGAGCATGATGTTGATCCCGGCACCAAGATTAGAATCTTGGAAGAGAGCGGCGGCAAGTCTAAGCAACAGGACGAACCTTCGGAGAAGCGTGGTCCTGCGAAAGAAGAAGCTCCCAAAGACCGTAAGCCGGGGAAGAATGAGCCTGAAGGAAAGCCGGTCAAGAAGGAAGAACAGGGAAAGCCCGGCAAGGACAAGCAGGACGACAAGCAGCCAGACAAGGACAAGCCGGAGACTCAAGAGAAGAAGGAAGAGCGTCAGCCGGGAGAGCCTTTGCCCCATGAGCACCCTTCTCGTATCCCGGAAGGGATGCACCGGCAGGTTGCTATCAAGGACCAACTGATTGACGAGTTTGGGGCGGATGCGAAGAGTTGGAAGGTCCACAAGCTGTTTCCTTTCCAGATCACCAAGAATGTGACGATCAAGTTCCCGGATGGATCGGACAAAAAGTATGGCGATCTGACCCCGGATGAGAAAACCAGAGTGGACAAAGCCGTATCGGAAGGGCTGGCAGCGTCCAAGGGTCTTGGCGACTATACCAGTGTCACGATGGCATCTATGCAGCACAACATGGCGACAAATCTGGCTCGCTATGACGATACCAGCGTGGAAGAAGTCAAAAACGAAAGTGCTGACCCTGTTTCTCCGTCCAACGCAGAGCAAACAAGCAAGTCACTGCGTGAAAACGGCAGGACGGTCCTGAAGAAGTACGGGAAGATGATGTCGAGTGTTTCCCGTCCAATGGCGGAGCGTTTTGTTGATGACATGGCGGACGCGGTCAGTGAAGGGATCAAGGATGGTTCGCTTTCTGGCGTCCACCAGTCGGATTTGGACGAGTTTGTTCGCGAAGACGTAAAGAGAATGCTCCATCAGGAGACGGAGACTCGTCGCCGGGCATTAGGAGATCACGGTATTCGCCATGTAGCCGGGAATGCCCGAAACATGATGGAGATGTTTCGTGAACTTCAGAACGGCGGGACCAAGGTGACAGGGAAGCAGAAGTTCATGGCGCTTTCGGCGATGGCCAACCATGACATAGGATATACGGTCGGGGAAGCCGCAACTGATCCGGCAAAAGGCAAGAAGCACAAGCAATTCTCGAAGGACTTGGTGGATCAGGAGAAGGATCGCTACGACAAGATTTTCGGCCAAGAAGACGGCGGGAAGGTCCGAGACATCATCGCGACACATGACGATCCGAAGTTTGACTGGGAGCAGGACCCTGTTGGTTCGTGTGTTCGTTTGGCCGACAACATTTCGTTGTTTGGAGAAGATAAGGTGCAGGACTTGTTCCTGCGGTCGCCAAAGGCGGCGATGCTCTGCTGCAAACTCCACTTGGCGGCTCAGGCGAATCCGAGCGACAAGAAGCTCCAAGAAGAAATCAAGAGCCAACTGCATGAAGTGGTAGACGGCGGGGAGTTTGACGAAGCGGATCGTGAGCCGCTTCACAACCAGATCGACGAGATGACCGAAGGGAAGTTCAGCACTACGACTGATATTCTTAGCCGGTACAGCGGGGAGCTGAAGGGCTTCAAGTACGATTCTGACAAGAAACTGATGCACGTCAATATGCAGTATTCTACGGAAGGTCAGGTGATAGACGGCCTGTTCGGAGACGAAGTGGCGTGCAGGCAGTTTGAGAAGATGACCAAGGACTTGGGTGGGAACCCGGTTCGGGGGAAGCGCGGGAACACTTTGTTTAAGAGTGCCGACGGGAAGCCCGCTTTCCAGCTCGATATTGACGGATTCGATACCGACAAGAATGATTCGCCTTATACCCCAGCGATGCGGGACTTCCAAAAGCAAACAGCCCGGTACGAGTTGCAGAGGGCTGTTCGGCGGATCAGCCCGCCGCCCCCGGCAAACGAGAGAGACTTTGAGAGAGCTAAGCGTGCGGTTGAGCCAGCGAAGGAGAAGTTTACCGAAGCGGAGTGGAAAAAACTCATGGAAGCCTTCGACGAAGGGAAGGGCGATCCCGTGGAACTGGCGAAAAAGCTGAATGCTTGGCCGCTGCTGCAATCCGAAATGGCATACTTGGAATCCAAGACTGCCAGTGTTTCCGCCGTCGTTCGTCGTATTATGTTGTCGTATGTTGTAAATCGCGTGGCGGAGGATATGCTTGGGCTACGGGGCTTGAGCCGGGTTGCGTTTGATCTGGCGGAAGATATTGCCTATGAGCTTCAAACCCAAACGAAGACGACTACTAGAAGTGAAATGAAGCTCCGTCTAATACTGCTTGGACTCAAGGGTTCTTTGGCGGAAAAAATCTTGGACAAGTGGGAAGAGAATGTGTCCTTGTGGCACCATTCAAGACAGTGGGTCGCAGAGTGGGTTCGGAGAATGATGGGACCCGCACTGGTGACAGCGGCAAGGGGAATGCAGGTCCGACGGAAAGACACGGACACTATCCATGACACGGGCGGGGTTTCCAAGCATCGTCAGCGGGACCCGGAGATGAAGCCCCCGCGTGAAGACCTGAGTAACCCGCACCGGACAAAGGATAAGCCATCGGGCAGTCACGATCCAGACACGGATGGCGATCCAGATTTGAAGTCTAGGAAAGCCGATGGTCCATCCGGGATTCGCAGGGTAACGTATTACACGGCGTATCCGGTGGAAACTTGTGATCGTTGCAGTGCCGCGATTCGGCAGGTCGCCTTGGTTGAGTGGAAGGATGGCACCAAGAAGAAGTTTGGCAGCGAGTGCATCAACAAGATTCTGGCTGGTGACAATTCGCTCAAGAGCCTTTTCAAGAAGAACGCGGTGTTGCTCAGGAAGTACCAGATGTGGCTGGAAGTCCTGAACCGTCCGGTAGACCGGATGCCCAAAGTTCAGGAATACTACAGCAGTGGTATCTATATGATCGGTGACGATGAAGGGCGAAACATCGTCGTGGAGCGTGGTTCTATTCTATTCCATCCAGATGTGGACTTGAATCGGAATGTTGTTTCCCGTTACCCGTTCGTAGACGAAGAGACGGCGGCAAGGTATACGGGGAAGAAGACCTACGAGCAGTTCCGGGCGGAGCAGTTTAAGTCCATTGAAAAGGGGAAAGCCTTCTTACAGGGAGAGATCAATCATCTGGAGAGTTTCTTGGCAAAAATCGTTGAGAAGGGTCTCTTGAAGGCAGAGCAGGCTGGTATTCAGGCGGCAGCAGCGGCTCATCCGCTGGATGTGATAGTGAAGGGAACCTTTGGGGATGTCCCGGAAGATAATTACTATCGTCGAGCGATGAACAGCCTGATCGAAGTGATGGCACAGGAGAAGCAGGTTTCAGAGAAAGACTTTGGGGGAATGGAAGAACTTCGTGCCACGGCGGAAGAATTGGTTCGGAGTATCAAGGGCGATACGATGATTCGGGTGTTCCAAAGTGTAGGGGCTAGGCCGGAAATGTGTGCGGAAGGTCTATATTTCGAGACTTTCATCAAGGACATCGGAAAACAAGCGTCAGATGGAGCCGGGTTGCGGGTAAAGTTGTTGTTGGCTCAGACTCCGAGAACACTTCACGAAGCTGTAGAGCGGGGTTGATGATGGACTATGGCGCGAGCGCAAAGAGCTTGCTGGCCGTGGCGCGTGGGATTGTGGCGACTTCTGCGGAGAAAGAAGTCGAGCGGTTCCTAAAGATCGTGCTGCGGGGAACGCCATTTGCCAACAAAACGCACGCTGTGGGTGGATACGTTCGTGACGAAGTGATGGGTTTGGAAGCCAAGGATTTGGACATTGTGGTGGAGATGAGAGGCGGAGCGGAAAAGCTGACCGTGATGCTCCATCAGATGTTTCCAGACCAGATCACCACGCCGAGACAGATGGGGACTGGCTATCCCATCTGGCAGATTACATTCAGAGAAGACATCGAGCATGACGGGAAAGTGTATCAAACGGCGGGTGCGATCATTGAGTTTGTGGATACGCAGAAGGAGTCTTTCCCGGACCCTAAAAGCCGACAACGTATCGTTGAGCATGGAACGCTGAAGGAAGACATAGAGCGCCGGGACTTCACGGTTAACATGCTGTTGAAGGACTTGACTAACGGAGAGATTGTTGACCTGACGGGGACGAGTCTGAAAGACATTGAAGAAGGGGTGCTTCGGGGGCATCCCGGAGTGAACTTTGACAAGATACTACAGGATGATCCGCTTCGGATGATGCGGCTAGTTCGCTTTCAGGCAAAATACGGATGGGGTATTCCGGTGTCGGTGCTGAAGGCGGTTCGCCGGAATGCGCAACGTATCGAGATTGTGTCAGGGGAGCGGGTCAGGGACGAGTTGGTTAAGATCATGGAGCTGGGCAAACTGGCTCCGGCGATTCGATTGATGAAGGCAACGGGGTTGTTGCAATACGTGCTCCCCGAAGTGCAGGCGATGCAAGGGGTAGAGCATGAGTACACAAAGGGCCATCATCAGGAAGGGGACGTTCTCAGGCATACTTTACTGGTGCTGCAAGGGGCGAAGCCGGGGGTGGAAAGCCAGCTTGCGGCCTTACTGCATGATGTAGGAAAACCTGATACGCAGGACATTATAGAAGGGACGATCAGGTTTCTTGGACATGAGAAGGTGTCCGGCGAAATCGCGGAAGCGATCCTGAGACGGTTGAAATTTGATTCGACGACGATTAGGAGGGTGCGGGCGATAGTGGAGTCACACATGCGTCCACACCATCTGGTGAGAAGTGATTCGGGTCCGAAGGCTTTGCGTCGGTTTATTCAGAAAGTGGGAATAGAACTGGTTGATGCGGTGCTGGACTTGGCGGAAGCGGATGAGCTGGGAACACTTCCACCGGCCAACATGGTGCCCGATCTGAGAAAAGAGATCGACGCGATCCGGGCACCGATAGAGAAGTCGGAAGATTTGCCCGTGGATGGCAAGGACGTGATGCGGGTTCTGGGAGTCGGGCCGGGGAAGCAGGTGGGCCAAGCCTTGCAGTTTTTGAAGGACAAAAAGTTTGACATGCTGCAACGGGGCCACGAGATGACGAAAGATGACGCCGAGCGGTTGTTGAAGGAGTTCGCTCTATGAACGAAGTCAGGATTGCCGATAAGATCGCGGCCATGATTGATGACCTGAATGTGTGGCTACCGCAGGATGTGTTCAACGTCGTGCGGCTCTATCCGTCTGATTTTCAGATGGAAGTGTTGGACGCTCTAAAGCGCAAACAGCACAAGGTTTTCAGGGTTTTGACTACGCGGGGTGGTGATCCAGCCCGGTCTGGTCAGGAAACGGGGTATGTGATTGCGGTGAATCAGGCTATCCGCGTGGTGCATGATTCTGGTCCGGCGGGTGGGGAAACTGTGGACCGGGTGCGGACATGGCGGATTGGCGGGAACACGATTAGCATGGCGGGCTATTACAAGTTTTGGACGCCGCTGGACTGACGGGGGTGAGTATGAAAGAAGAAAGGATCGCAAAAATGGCAGAGAACGTAGCATCTGGAGTGGAAGTTCCAAGCGGCGCTACGCTTCCGCATCTGAGAGTGGCGGCGGAAGAGAGCCTTCCCGCTGAAGGGGCGGACGACGATATGGCTTTGGCCAATGTGGACCAAGCCCTTGATACTGTATTGGCGGCTATCGGCGTGCTTGACGACAATCTTCCGAAGATCAAAACAGACAATGTGCCGCAGAAGGCGGCGGTGGATGCTGTCCAAGACCTGTTGGATACGGCGATCAAGCCGTATTTTGCTGACATGTTGAAGGCTATGCAGATTTTTGGAAAGTAGGAAAGGAGAAGTACCATGAGTGCTAACGAGAGAGTTCAGATTGACAGTGGTGACATCGCGGCTGGGCAACTTGCTGCGTCTCAGGCAGCTCGGACGGCGTTTACTCCGGGCAAAGCGACATCCTTGCCGGGTGACATGAATTGGCCCAAGGACCATCGAATCCCGACCGGGACACCTGCCTTTGACGGGGAAGCGGCAGGTCCGGTTTTGATGAACCGGATGCGGGTCGTCAAGCTGGGACGAAACATTGTCTCGGACCAAACGATTGCTGCCCCGGTTACGAGTGCTCCCGTGACGACAACGATCACCAGCTCAAAGGAGTGGGGAACGGTAAGTCCCACAGTGACAGTGACGCCAACCAATACCCAGAGCAACAACGGTCAGCAAGAGCGTCAGGCCGGTAATGACCGGATCGCGAGCGCATAGGGGGAACCATGAGTGTGCGTAAGACGTTTAGTTTTACCGGCACCGTTACCAGCGCGAAGGGATGGTTGCGGAGACAGGTTATCGGCAAGCCCGTCAGTGGCGTGATCTGGGTAACGGGGAATGCGGCGGACTTCCCAGCTCCCATTCGCAAGGCATTTACTGTTGGCGGTCAGATCACTCAGGCTCCTTTGATTGGGAGTATGTTTCCCGGCAAGGACATAAAAGCCGACGGGTATCCCTACGTGTTGAAGTCATACGATGTGGTGGATGTGATCGAGACGGATTCTGCCAAGGTGAATGTGTTTTTGACCGTTGTGCCGGACTGGTCGAAGCTCGACAAGATCAAGACGCTGGGTTCTCCAAAGGCATGGTTGTACAGGATCATGGCTTCAGACATGGTTGTGGAAGGCGTAGCGACGTTTGTTGGAGATACGACGTTTCTGGAATCGGGAAGGAAATGAGATGGCTTTCAGTTTTCCCTATCCGACGTTGGCAGCAACGCCACGTCCGCCGGGACAGGGCTGCAAAGCCTGTGTTCATCGGACATATTGTCCGGCGTTGTACTGGTTTGCCCGGTATGGGGTAGAGAAGCGGACGATTGACGATCACAATGGCGTCCAGTGTGCGTCGTGGTCGAATAATCCGGCGGATCAGGTCAAAACGACTGGGACACAGACGGATTTGGAAGAAGTGGAATACATCTATAACCAAGGCATCGGGTCTGAGCCGGATCGCAACGGGCTTTCGGATCAGGTGACAGCAACAAGCAGGTTGCCATAATGCCACTGTCATTTTCAGAAGCGATTCGGAAAGACATTAGCCGGATCAAGTTCATCAAGGAGATGGAGAAGCTGGCTCCGCGTCGCAAGCCAAAGCGGGTGGGCAAGACTCCCGCCTATGGGACTCTGTACGCCCTTAGAAATGTCCGCATGTCGATCCGAGAAGGTGCGTTGCGTTTGGTCCAGATTATCATCACTTACACAAAGATCACCACCGGGGAGACAAAGCGGTATGTTGTGGCTCCCTATTCCTATCGGTATCGTAAGCTCAGGATTGGAGTTCGGAAGATGTTGTTCGCCTATGACATGGCAGACAAGCATATCAAGGGATTTGTCTTGGCAAACATCAAGCGTGTGGCGCTGACGGACAGGAAGTTTAGACCCAAGTGGCCAGTTGAGATCGGGTAAGGGCAAAGAACGTAACAATTCTTTTATATTCCGAGCAAGAATGGAGGGACTAGGTATGAGAACACGCAGGGGAAGCCTGTTGTCGGGCGGAGTTGTAGGCGACGCCCTACTTTCGTACAAGCCGGGTGACGTTGTGAAACCCGTGATTGTTAGGGACTGCCTTTTCACGGGAGTCGTGCGGGCCGTCGATGTGAAGACAAACAAGATCACAGTCGCTTGGGGCGGGGGTCCTGAGAGCCAGCATGACGTAGACGAGATCATGCCCGTGCCGTTTTTTGGTTCGGTGAAGACAGCTTCGATGATGGCGGCAGACCAGACGGACTTCGTTGAGCCTGATATGGAATCATTGCTGTGCCGTCAGGTCGGCGTCGAGTTCTATTCGGCGTACCTGTACTATATGATTGCGGCCATCTGCCAGAGCAAGGGACTGGTTGGATTCCAAGCATGGTTTGAGCGCCAAGGTGATGATGAAATCGACCATGCGATGAAGGTGTACAAGTATCTGGTGGATACCGGTTCGCAGGTAGTTCTGCCTGAGATTCCAAGCCCGGATGTCAGCCCGGACGCGGAGATCGCCGAGCTTGCTCAGACGGTGCTTGACCATGAAATGTCGGTGACGAAGGACTGGCAGGCGATTGGCAGGCTATCCAAGACGCAGGACAATGCGGCGACCTGCAAGATGGTTCAGGACTTCATGGACGAGCAGATTGAAGAAGAAGATGCTGCCGTGACCCTATGCCAGAAAGTCCAGTTGGCAGACTCAGGGAGTGGTATTCTTCTGGTTGATAACGACCTGAAGGATCGGGACCCGAATGAAGTCAAGGCTTCTTCATGGAAGCAGATTCAGGCGGGCTTGAAAGAAGTTGTAGGGAAGGTGTCCGACTCACCGTGTGCTGTGTGTGATGCTATGGCCTTCCTGTCTTCGACGATTCTTTCCGCAAAGCCTGTGGTGGTTGCAACTCGCCGTGCTCGTGGAGTGACAGCGGATTTTTTCGTATCGACCGGCACATTTGAACCGCCTGCCAACGAGCCGAACTTTGTGAACGAAAATGATCCGAAAAGGGCGGCTGAAGTCGCATTGACATGCAATCGTTGTGGGAAAGCTCTCTCGCCGATCAAGGGTTATGAGAACTCGAAATGGCGGCATTGTCCTTGTGGTGGTGTTGCAACGCTCAAGCCGGTGGTGAAGCGGGCTTTCGATGACGACGATGACGAAGAAGTGACATGCCCGTGGTGCCATGCTGACCAGATGGCGTCCGAATGTCTGCTGGGCGGGCTGGGGAGTGTGCTCCATTACCGGTGTCGGTATTGTGGTGGTCAATGGTCCCATTCAAGGAAGCGGTCAGGGAACACAATTAAAGCGACTGGCGAGATGGGGATTCGCGATCTTCAGCCCGGCGGAGAGCACTATGAGTGGGCCGAAGACATCAAGCGGGCCGCGAAAAGGATTCAAAGCCTGACAAGGGGCTTAACCCGCTTTCAGGAGATGCGCCCATTCGACGTGTATCAGGGTCCGTATGCCCAGATGAACAATGCAAAGCTGTGGAGTGACGAGCGGGAGGGAAAATACTTCTTCGAGCTGTTTCAGGGCGGAAGTTATGGGCACCGGGTAGGTCCAGCCAATCTTGAAACATCTGTTAGGGGCAGTCCCGACGAGATTGCCGATTGGCTGATGGAGTATCACAAGAACGCTTCGGCGAAGATGGCTGCCAGTTCGCGAGTGGCGGCGGCTGGTCCCTTGACGCTTCTGATGGAGCTTCAGACCTATCTCAACCAAGGAAGACTTGATGATGAGAAGTGGCTAAAGACAGTCGGATACGGCTGGGGGCACACTCCGGGGGTGGACTACATCTTTGGCGATGCCGGAACAGACATTGCGTATGCGCTGATCGGGTTTGCATCCGGGCACAAGTCCCAAGAAGAGACACTGCGGGTTGTCCGGCAGAATATCCATCAGGCGATCAGGGAAAACGAGCCTTTCCGTGGGATGACGGGGGAAAGCCCAAGAACGCATGAGCTTTGGATGCAGATGATGAACAAGAAGCTCGGTCGTGTTGCTGCTGCCAAGGAAGTCCAGTTCTTGCGCAGGGATGGCAGTGTGTTCGCGACAATCAGGGATGCGAAAGGCGCTTTTGATCTTTGGAAGCGCGGGCAGCACGACGTGGTCGTGGAAGGCGAGAAGTACAAGGCTGGTGATTTCCGTGGTCGCGAAGCTATCGAGAAGCTGTTCGGAGAAAAGTACAGGCTGGGTAGCGATTCTGACTTCTCTGGCCTTCGCAGTCGCCGGGCGATGTACTGGTGTGCCCCGGACAGGACATACCGGCTGACCCAGCAGGAGCAGACAAATGGCACAGCAGTTTGCCCACAATGCAAGGGCGAAATGAGCAGGGAGCGGTTCACTCGCTCCGACAAGTTGCTGGTGTGCCCCGGATGTGGATTCAAGATTCCGACAAGCAAGGCGGTCAAGCAGATCGAAGTGAAGGTCCCGGCTGGCGTTTCGGTGGAAGTTACCCAGCAGGACGAAGCCGGAAACGATGTAGCGGGACAGAATATCCCGGCAGCATCCGAAGGCGGGCGTGGTCGCAAGGCTGGCAATCCTGTGACGCCAGAAGAGCTGGTGGAGATCGGGCGCATGGAGTTGTCGCAGATCGCCTATCTGGTCTACCGGGATTGGAAGAATGTCTATTTCGGAGCCAAGCCCTATCTTGAAGCCATGTCGTCGCTCCGCAGTGTGAGTGATATGTACATGGCGGATAGTGGTACGTCTATCGTGGCGTATTTCTTGGCGAACGCGAATACATGGCGTGGCGAAGTAGCCAAGGCCGTGAAAAAGGAGCTGAATCGAAGGATTCGGCGGTAACAAGGATGTCCCGGAGCAAGAGCGACGGGTAGCAAGGAGGAACAGGTCATGGCATACAGTAAGGCATATCAGACGGTGACAGCGGGACGAGTTCGTGAAGATGAGGCCATCGGCTTCTTCGGACAGAACGAGATCGCAACCCCAGCTCGCGTGACGAGCTTCAAGTCGGTCGGCGGTCAGACTCAGCCGACGATTGTTGAAGACCCGAACGAGTTCGTGGGCAAGTCCGTTAACCTTGGTGGAGTGACGAGCACGAAGCGCAACAAGGGCGCGTATCGTCCGCCGACAGTCAATGTGACCTAAGCTGCGTGACTCCCCACAGGGCTGACCGCCGGGAAGTCCCGTTTCCCCGTCAGCCCTTTTCTCTAAAGGAGCGGACGATGGGAAGGAACGGTAGGATTGTAGCTCGCATTCTTTCGGGGATGCGGGCTGCTGCCCCGTGGGAGTCTTGTTTTCAGGCTCAGGAAGACTTGGCGGAGAACGAAGCTATGGACGAACTACGTGGTCGAAAAGCGGTGACGATTACACCCATCGTTCCGGGCGGGCTGTATGCTTGCGGCGGAACATACTGGGTCAACGGCGAAGAGCAGTTTGCTTTCGTGCGTGGCGGCGGCAGGGTGTATGTTACCGACAGCGACAACGCTATGGACTTGTTTCGTTTTACCAAGCACCACTCGCATCTCTATGAAGTGGGTCTGCGTGGCGCTATCTCGCAAAGAGCAAGACTGGTGTACCGATCCGGCGAAGCTCATACCGTCGGTTCTCCTGAGCGTCTTGATCTGACTCCAGACTTGAAGGCGCAACTGAACAAGGGACTGGCGAATTTTTGGTCTATTCGTCCAGCGGCTACGGCACATATTGCGATGGAGTTTCCTTCCCAAGAAGCTCTGGATAAGTATCTCAAGGAGCATCCTGATGCGGATCGGTCCAATCATCGAGTGGTGAAAGACAAGAAGGATGAAACTCCCGATGAAGTAGAAGAAAGACTCAAGAAGAAGATGGGTCCCGCCTACAAGCCGCAGGATCAAAGGATCAAGGAAGAGAAGGAAAAGTGGGACGCATATACTCAGGCATGGAACAAGGCTGGTAAGCCGAAGGACTTTCCTTCTATCCATGAGTGGACGAAACGGAGAAAGAGCATGACAACAACGGATCAACGAGTTGCGAGCGAGCTGTTGGCCGTGGCGAGAGACCTTGCTGCGATGGACTTTCCTTCTCAAAAGGCTTTGGACAAGTATCTCAAGGAGCATCCTGATGCGGATCGCGGCAAGCATAAGGTCGTGAAGCAGACTGATCGGGACTACGACTACACGCTTGAAAAGGATAACGACGTGTTCCAGCAGGATATGTCGGCTTCGAGAGTGGCGGCAGGGTTGCTTTCCTTGGCTCGTGCTCTGATGGAGTAACATGGAACGCAGATGCACATCTGATGCTTGTCTCGCACACGCGGGCGCGAAGTCGGTCTCGTTGGACCTTCCGGTTGCGACCGTGCTGATGAATCCGCGCCAAGAGTGGGGCCGTTTGGCTTTTGGGGACGGACGGGTGCGAGTTGCGCGTGACATCAATGTGGACTGGAAATCGTATACCCCGGATAACTATCTGTTTTCACACTGCACCATTGTCGCATCCGTTGCCACAGAAGACAATGGTTACTCTATTGTTCCGGCCTGCTCCGATTTGGTGAATAACAACGGCAATGCTTGGACCAATGAAGTATTGCTGGCGACGTTTAGAACCTTTGTTGGCGGAGAGAACTATCTTGAACACGTGCAGGTCCCGGAGCTGTCGAAGGGCAAGATTCTGGATGCTGTGCTTCGTCCGTTGACCTATCAGGACAAGGAAGGTCGGACGGCGGACATCTACTACTGCTTTACAGGGGATGCCAAAGTGTTGATGGGAGACGGGACAGAGAAGGACATTCAAGATGTTGTGGCTGGTGATCTTGTATTTTCTGGAGATGGTAATGTTCAGGAAGTTCTCGCCGTTTCGAGAAAGTATGCTTCCGACATTGTCAGAATGAAGATTCGTGGTGATTTAGATGTTGTCGGATGCACTACTGGGCATCGTATTTGGGCGAAAGAGAATATCGAAGACGAATGGGAGATCGTAGAGGCGGGATCAGTGGGAAAGGATTGGTGGGTTTTTCAACCTAAGCCAATCTGTCGTGGCGATATTGAAATCAGTAAGGACATGGCGTGGTTGGTTGGATTTTACGCTGCTGAAGGTTCTATCGTCGAGAGGGCGGATAAGGATGGGATCAGGCATCCCAAGGTAACACAGTTCACCTGTCACCAAGACGAAGAGGCGGTCGTTCGACTGGCTATAGATATAGTCTTGAGTGAGATTGGACCATACAAGGTTCCATTTTTCACTCAGAGATACTCTGGTGAAAAGTTGATGAGGGGTATTAGAGGAAGTGTTGATAGTCGAAAGACTTCCGAGTTCGGAGTCAATATACGGGTCGGACACGAGACTCTTGCCGAGATCATGGTCTCTCTTTGTGGCAGGGGATCGACAACCAAGAAGTTTCATCCAGACATTCTGACGGGATGGAATGATGAGGCGAAGTTGGGTTTTCTGGCGGGCTTGATCGATGGGGATGGATATGCAAGGAGAGATGTGGTTGGATTCAAGTCTTCCAGTAACGACATGGTGAGGGGTGTCGAGTTTTTGCTGGCATCTCTTGGCATGGCATATTCAACCACGGGAGACTGGCATAGTGGACCGTATAGCGGGTGTGCGGTCGTAGAACTCGATTGTCAGTCGAGTGATCGTCTTCGGACTTATCTGCGAATCAAGAACACCTTTGATGTGTGGTCTGGTGAATTGGGGTTGAACAACAGAGCATCGATTGCGTGTGTGGGCGGGATCGCTCGCAGAGTTGCTTCTGTAGAGAAAGTTGCAGATACGGTTGAGGTTCCAGTTTACAACATCGAAGTTGCTTCGGATCACAGCTATATCGTTTCTGGAATCAAGGTGAAAAATTGCGACATCTTGGTTGCTACAAACCGGAAGTATAAGCGACTGGTGGGCAAGATCGCTTCGGGTGAACTCACAACGATGAGCATGGGTTGTTTGGCAGACTGGGTAACTTGCTCTCGCTGTGGGGTAGTGCTTGGTGACAATCAGCCGAACTGTCACCACTTGGACAACGAACTACTGGCTCATTTCAGGGACAAGAAGGGCGTCGAGCGGGTTGTGGCTGAGTTGTGTGGCCGTTCGATTATGAAGGGCGGCAAGCGAGTAGGCGACGGCAAGAGCGTGCGCTTCATAGAAGCGTCATGGGTTGAGAAACCGGCGTTCTATGGCGCGGTTTTGAATCACTACGTGAGCGAGATGCCGGTGGAAGCGGCAAGGATTCTTGAGTTCCCGACAGATCGGCTACAGCTTGCCGTGGAAGACATCTTCAAGCTGCGTGTGGCTGACAAGGCGGGAATGATGGTGTTGCGAGTGGCGCAGGCTGAAATCGCCCGTCGGATGGCTTTTGAGCGTGTGGGGAGAATCGCAAGGAGATTGATATGAACGACAAAGCAGCAGCTCGTGAGTTGCTGGCAGCGGCAAAGGAAATGATGGGGGCCGGGAGCTTGTTTTCAGGCTATGCAAGAACGGCTATTGGTGCCCATGCCGAAATGTTGCAGGCTATTGAGCGGATCGAAAACCACATTCACTATCGGCTGTATGGTACAGGATACAGGGATGAGATTACAGGCGATCCGGTCCTGACACCTACGGAAACAGTTAAGGCGAAGATCATCATGCAGCACATTCAGCGGATAAAGAAGGTGATCGATCAGGTGTATCCAGATATTCGAGAGTTGAGGGGTCACGCCGAATCACTGGACACGTTCATGCACTTTAGCTGAGAGCCAACATGATAACAGCAGCCAGACCAGCCATCGAGATTGTCAAAAAGCCCGGTGCGATCATGGAGCGTGAAACACGCTACCAGATGCTTTTCAACGGAAAGCCGTGGGGCGAGCTTTACTTCAATATGACCGGCTACGTGGCAGAGCATGGAATCCCAGTTCCTTCCAGTACGGCTCCCGGCGGCATATCTCACTTAGATGTTGGAGAAGTCAGTATCGGCAGGATGAAGAATGAAATCTCGCGGGCTAATAGGGAGTGGGCATCTCGCGTGGCGTCAAGAAAGACAGCAGACGTTGGAGACGGGGCAATTGATCTTTCCGAGTACGCGGTATGGGCGAGAAATCTTGCCTTCAACTATGTTCACGGCATCGGTGGAGACATTCTTCGCCAGATCAAGAACGCGGCGGAAGAACTGGCGCTGGACCGCTTCGGCGTTGACCGGCGTTGGCAGCACGCACAGGACATGGACCTTCGGACGAAGGAAGGAATGTACTTCCTTCTGACGGGCAGGCGTTATCCCGGATCAACGGGATATGTGTGGGCATCCCAGATTCGACAATCGTTGACGACTGCCGCTGCCGGGATGCCGCATGAGCAATTCATAGCCAAGGTGCGTCGGATCATGCAGAAAATTGCCATGCGGTATGGCGGCGTGGCTCGTGGCCAGTACGCTTCTGGAAAAACGGCGGATGGGGTAGAGTGGTCGGCGACGATTTCACGACATAACGCATCCAATGGTGAGACTTTTGGGCGTCTTGACCTGACTGGCCACAAAGATGGCACGAAGTTTTCTTACGGAGAATTCTGGGACTGGGACAAGTTGTTTGAGAAGGCGGGCATCCCAGTGGTGAATGCCGGAATCAGGGCTGCTTCTCGTCGTGTAAAGTACCCGGAAAACTTCTTCGTTCGTCCGGGGGTATCCATGCGGGCGCGTCAATACGGATTGACGGAAGTGGAGAATAAAGACCTTACCGGTTTTGGTCTGGCTGCCAAAATGCAGGAATGGCAGGAATCCGAAGGTGGTGTTGATGCGTATGTGTATGACGACGCACTTTTCCGTATGAGAGTGGATGGAGTCAGAATGCCAGCGGGTATTCGTCGGTTAGCTTCACGCGAAGCCAGAATTGCCCGCATGGTGGTTGGCGCGAACAAGTACGAGCGCGGTGATCTGGTCATGTTCCACAAGGGCGGCAAGGACACCGAAGTTGAAGTCAGGGAAGTGATTTTCAACAAGGGCCACTACATGTATCTGGTCGAAGGCGAGCCGCAACCGGTCCCGGAAGTCGTGCTGAAGCGTGCTGCCCAGTGACCGGTCGGAAGTGTAAGAATTTTTTGATATTCCTTCCTAAAGCGAGAGCATGGTGTTTTCAGCGATGGAAGGATTTGGAGGGAAACCAGTATGAGCAGGGAGCGCATCACAAGTCGAGAAGCGGATTCTACGGGCATTCTTGCGGCCATTAGCGGGCTGGAGAAGTCCATCGAAGCCGCTGATGACACTGACTTGGTCAAGTGGGCTGACGAGTTGGCCAAGGAAGAAAAGCAGGTTGTCAACAAGAGCAGGCCCGCAGGCCCGGCGCAGTTGAAGGATAACGGCGATCAGAATGCCAAGGCCAACAAGAACTGGCCCGTGTCCGAAGCGGACAAACTCAAGGTTGCCAAGAAGCTCGTGGCTTTGGCTAAGGACCTGCTGGCGGACTGACGAAACTGTAACAATTCTTTTATATTCGGATGTTAGGTGAAAGCTGCACGCTGTCGGAACATTCGGATGTGAAGAGAAAGGTGGAGGGATTTCGCATGACAGACATCGAGAAATTGACCGCAAGGGTCGCCGCTCTTGAGCAGCGTCTTGGCGCTGACGAGAAGGACGAGAAGAAGGACGACGACAAGAAGGAAGCCAGTGAGCGTGACACATTGATCGCCGAGATCGAGTCTGTAGAGCGCAAGCTGAGCGCCGCCGAAAAGGACGAAGAAAAGGACGAAGAGAAGGACGAAGAGAAGAAGGCGTCCTTGGTTGATCCGTCCGGCGTCGAAGAGCAGATCACCCAGAAGCGTTTTCAGGAAGTCGAGAAGTTGGAACACGGCACCGAGCTGACGACCGATGACTCGATGTTAGATGCCGCCCCGACCGAGTACGTGGCGCGTCTGAAGAATGCGTCGGCCCGACTGGACAGGGTCGCGGAATACTTGGAGAAAACGGGCAGAGAGCAGTTGGCGCTTCGGATCGATCAGATCGCAGACGCCATCGACGCTCGCGTGGCCAAGATCACAGGAGGGAAGTGAACATGAGTCGAGTAAGGCTTACAGCACGTGGACGTTCGGCGGCAGATCAGCAACCCCCGTATCCGGGAAATGTCAATCAGCCAGATCGCAAGGACCCGGCATGGGACGAGTATCACACTTTCGAGCAGCAAGTGAATCACGAGCTGCCCGATATGCGTCACCAGTGGCAGGACGACGAGCGCGATGACATTGGCTTTGGCGTTCCTGAAGCATGGGGTCGCTCGCCGACGGTTGCTTCCGTTCGCACCGCCGCTACGAAGGCCGTTCGTATCGCCGTTCTTCTGCTTGGCGATAAGGTCTCCGACGACGTGATCGAAGCACAGGCCCGCGACATGATGGTCATGTCGCCGCAGGCTATGGACCGCACGCTCCAGCGTTTCGCCGACACTCAGAAGCTCTACGCGGAAGACGCGGAGAAGGAAGATGACGACGAAGAGCCGGTCGCGAAGAAGTCCGCTGACGAGTCCGAGAAGAAGGACGACGAGAAGAAGGAAGAGCCTGTAGCGAAGAAGGGCGCGACGGAAGAGCAGTTCAAGCCCAAGGTCGAGAAGCCCGGCTCGGACGAGCAGCCCAAGGCGAAGTGCGGCGCGGATGACGAGAAGAAGGACGACGACAAGAAGGCCGCTGACGAGAAGGACGAGAAGAAGGACGACAAGAAGTCCTGCAACGCCGCTGACGAGAAGGACGAGAAGAAGGACGACAAGAAGGCCGCTGACGAGTCCAAGGACGAGAAGGACGACAAGAAGGCCGCTGACGAGTCCAAGGACGAGAAGGACGAGAAGGACGACAAGAAGGCCGCTGACGAGTCGGACAAGAAGGACGACGAGAAGGCGGATGACAAGAAGGCTTCCACGGTAAGGAGAGGGTCCACCGAGCTTGACATCGAACTCAGCGCGTCGGCGGATGGCGAAGATGAACCCGATCCCGAAGCGGATGAACGGCTGGCTTCACTGCTCGAAGACCCGATGGCCGTCGCAGCAGAGAAGCTGGGGACTTCTGACCGCAAGGTTGAAGCGTCCCAGAAGGCCGGTATCAAGAAACTCGGCGGGCAGCCGAGAGTCGCAAGCGCAGAAGGCGCTGCTGACATCAGTTCCATCTGGCAGTCGGCACCGGATGTGAGCGAAGCGTTCAAGTAAGCCGAAAACAAGGAGCGGAGGAATCTGAAATGGCACTCACCATTCTGATTCGTGGACAGCTCAACTCGATACCGGTGCTGGCCGACGTTTGCTTCACCAAAGCGAACTACGGCGTAAACACCAACACGACGTTGAGTGTCAATACGCCACGGGGCGTGCTCGGTGGTTCGATTGCGGCGGTTTCCGCCGGATTGGACTATACGGTCGTCCCGATGACGACATCCTTGATGCCTGTTGGATTGTTCGTGAACGACGCGGCTGGCGCGGCGTTTGAGAATAGTCCGGCTGTGGCGTCTGGAAAGATCGCCGTTATGAAGGCGATGGCCAGCGTAGAGGTCGATGTGTACGAGACCCGAAACGCTGCTGACAACGCGGACCTGACATACGTTGTTGGTAACTACCTGTATGGTTCGGCTCAGGGCTTCCTGACGAACGAGACGACAGCTTCGGCTATCGTTATCGGCGTTGTGACGAAGGTGCCGACGACCAGCAGCCCGACTCTTGGACTGGACATGCGCATCTAACCCGTCAGGGTGATGCCTAATAGGAGGGACTAGCAATGGCCGTTGACAACCAAACCAAGCAAGAGATCATCAGTCAGCATATTCGCACCGCCGCAGGGCGTCAGCGTTTGGCTGCAAGCATGATTCAGCCCTTGCGCCGTCGCAGGGACTACATGTCGGTAGGTCGTAAGGCGTTCTACGTGGAAGCACTCCCGGATGGCGCTCTGCCGATCTACGACAAGGACCCGAACATCACGGCTTACGTCGTGGGTGAAGAGGGTGAAAACATCGTGGCCGTCGCGAAGCCGAAGCGGGTACTGTTCCCGTTGTTCGAGATCGCGTCGAACCCCGAAATTCAACTGACCGAGATCAAGCAGCGTCGTTTCGACCTGATTGAGCGTTCGGTGGACTTGGGTAAGGCCGAGATTCAGGCGGAAGAAGATCGCAAGGTCTTCGCCGTCATGGATGCTCTGTCGGCTGACCCGACGAATCCGAACCCGGCGATCCCGGTCACGGGCAACCTGACCGCCAACGCATTGGCCGATGCCTTTGCAAACATCGAGCGCACCGACGTTCGCGTCGCGACTGTGTTCTTGAATGCGAAGGACTACGCCGACCTGCGTAAGTGGGATCGGGACACGCTCGACATCGAGACGCAGGCTATCCTGCTCAAGACCGGTCTGATGGCTACGCTCTGGGGAGCTAAGCTCATGGTCAGCCGTATCGTGCCGGAAGGCACCGTGTACGTCTGCGGTGAAGCCGAGTTCTTCGGTCGCGTTCCTGTCAGGACGGAACTGACGGTCATCTCTGCGGATGATCCGAAGAACCGTCTGATCGGTTTCTCGATCTTCGAGCAACTGGGCATTGGGGCGTACAACCCCTTCGCTCTGCAAGTGCTCCAGATCACCCGCGTCTAACCACGCGGAGCGGTAACGCGCTGGAAACAAAGAAGACCCTGCGGGGGCAACCCCGTGGGGTCTTTCTTTTTGTAAATGACCATATTTCAAGCACTTACGATGTCTCCATATCCGAAGGCTTTTCCTGTAATGTCTGTGCGGAAGGGGAAGTGAGTCGGAAACAAAGTAAAGGAGACAGACATGAAAGGCGTGAATCTGGGGAAGATTTCGGCGAACGGCGACGTGGCGAAGAAGGGTGACTATCCTGTGCTGCCCGATCCGAGCGGCGACGTGGCGAAGCTGGTCGATGACTACATCGATCTCAACGCCAAGAAGAAGGCTGCCGAAGGCGGTCTGAAGATCGTGAAGGGCGAGCTGGGTTCCGAAGCGGAAGGTCTGGTCCCGCTGGCCCGGAAGTTCTATCTGGACGTGGCGCACGGAAAGTCGGATGTTCCTTCGTCGGTCGAAGTCTGCGGCTCCAAGGAAGGTGTGTCTGTGCTGGTGGTCATGCAGAATCGGTACAAGGGTGCCGACGAAGTGGCCGTCGGCAAGGTGATCGGCAAGGCCAATCTGGACCGGTACTTCCACCAGCATTTCGAGATCAAGGTGGACGGGGACAAGGTTCCCGAAGCCGTCTCCCAGAAGTTGATCGACGAGATGGTCGCGCTGTTCGCGAAGCATGGCTGTGCCGATGCGCTGTCGGCGAAGAGTCAGGTGGTGCCGAAGCCGGAGTTCCACGAAGCGCGGCACTCGGTCCTGTCGGTGGACCAGAACGCGAAAGTGGACGAACTCTGTCCGCTGGTGGTTGCGGTCAAGGAACGGTAAGGTGGTGGATAGCGGCTCGCCCGGAAACACAAAACGGAAGGGCGGGCCGCGTCCTTTTGGATGGGTCGATGATTGAGATACCCACATATCCTGCAAGACCGGTGAACGGTGGAAGGTTGGAGCTTGCCCCGGTCAAGCGTGGGGTCTGGTTGTCCGAAGGCAAGTGGAATGGATGGCGGGCAGTCGTCCACACTCCCACCGGTCGGATGTGGAATCGCCACGGCAAGCCGTTGTCCATCGCAAGGGAGTTCGACAAGGCATTAGCGACGCTGAAGTGCGGCGTCGAGTGGCTGGACGTGGAAGCCTTAGAGCGTCGGCACAACATCGGGCGGGGGACGTTGATCGTGCTTGACGCGATTGTCCCCGGTGTGCCCTATGAAGAGCGGAAGGCTCTGACGCTGACGTATTTCCCGGCAGCCGAGTTGAACCCGGTGAAAATCGAGTGTGACCGGGTCTATGTTTCTCCTTTTGTCGCTTGGGACCCGGCGATATTATACGAGAGCCTGAAGAAGTATGCAGGGTTCTTTGAAGGCATCGTGATGAAGCGTTCAGGGTCTCCTTACCCATTCCAACTCCGATCTGACGAGAAGGAGACCGTGGACTGGGTGAAGCATAGATTCGTTTAGCCCGCCTTTTCTTTTCTTTGATATTCGGCTCATAGTAGGGAGCCGCAATGCGTCGCGAAGCACTTGGAGTCTTGTCTGTAGCAAAGGACCTTTTGGCCGGTAGTAGACCGATCCGGGCTGGTCTTTTTGAGCCGCCGCCGAAGATGGTCTCTGACATCTCGGCATGGGTGCTTGCCACGGCAGCTTATCGGGCCAATGTCCGCCAGAAGAGCTTGCTTCGTGACTATGAAGCGGTGGATTGGTCTAAGGTTGATTTTGACGACTATAAGACAGCGCCAGATGCGGTTCGCTTGGACGACTGGGAAGACATGAAGGAGATCGGAGCGGATGGGGTCATCAAGCGGATCAGGGAGAAGATTGCGTATTACAACGCGCTGGTCGCTGCTTCTCCGAAGCCGGTGAAGCTGGTGCTGAAAAAAGACGAGAAGGCATTCAAGATCGATTTGACAGGATGGAAGTACCTATCCAGAGTGCGCAGCGCCGATCCGAATGCGGTGAAGGAAGCTAACCGGATTTACCCGTCGGTCAAAGTGACTATCGTGATGACCGATGATGATGTTGACGCGGCAGCGGCGTGGTATATTGTCCAACGGAGAATGGAGATCGTTATTAGTCCGATTCTGGGGCTTGACGACTACACGGAAAGAAGTCTCCGGGCAAGTATCGAGCATGAGCTTGGACATTTCGCTCAGGACTATCTGGCAAGGGTTACGGGAGCTTCTAAAGTTGGATACCCGCCTGAAGGAGCAAGGACACCGGACATCGAACAGCGTTTGCTGAAAGTCCCGACAAAGCGGTTTCCTACTCAGCGTGAAACGGAAACGATCAAAAAGCTCCACGAGCTTGGGATCACTCAAGAGAGCTTCCATGACCTTGATGATGTGGAGTTCTACACAGTGCTCCGAAGCACGATAGAAGACATCCGGGAAAACCTTGTGTCTTTTGACGAGAGCAAGCGGCGGGATGTTTTACACTCGATGATGGGAACTGGAACCTTGCTCCGGGGAGCGTATCCGCCGAAGTTCATCGTGCTTTTGAAGAAATACGCCCCGTTGAAATGGCGTAAGGCCGTGATAGAGATTACAAAGGCTCTGACGTGACACACTACAAGGTCAAACCATTCAAGTTGCGGAACGACCCAAAGGTCCAGTGGGCGGATTACTACGAAGACGGGATGTTCTTCGTGGAACGCTTCATTATGGTCCCTGTCGGCCAAATCCGCTTCAACAAGTGGAATCAGGGTCGGTATGACTTCTACATGGATGCGTTCAAGAATGGTCGTCCGGCTGACCCCGTCCGTCTAGCGAGACCGTGGCAGGGTGGGGACCACTATGAAGTCTCCGATGGAAATCACCGGGTAGCGGCGTCGATTGATATGGGGTACACGCATGTACCGGCTATCGTGTCGGTCAAGGTGGAAGGACAGTTTCCCAAGGGCACACCGCCGAAAGACCTGTACGAAGAAGTGCATGGTCGGGAGTTGTTGATGCTGATTGAGTTTTTCCGGGCGCACAGACCGAGCGGGTCCAAGCTGTACTTTGAATGGGGCGGGGTAGAGCCAGCAGGGTATTGGATGAAGGCGTCCGACGAAAGCGAGAGCACTTTCGATCCATACGAACAGAAGTTGACTGTTGGGATCAGTGGTCAGGACAGGATGGCGGAGATGCCGTGGCGTGAAGGCCGGTTTTCCTATCGCGGGAATCTGGATGGGCTAAAGAGAGCCTTCTTGGGATTCATGGGAAGAACTGTAGTTGCGGGAGAAGGTGGTTTGGCTCTCAGGATTGCCACACGTCCAATACGGATCGATAGAAATGAATTGGAAACGTGCGCGGACAGGATCGTCCGGGAGTTCCAAAGGGGGTATTGGGTCCATCACGATCAAGAGCCTATTGGTGGGGCTTTTGCTTATGTGGACAGTGTGATGGTCGAAGATGTTGATGGTCAACGTCTGGATGTTCAGGTTCAGGTAACGTCTGCCAGAACTTCGGGGATAGATACCGTGATCGGGGGCGGTTCCGGGAGAACACAAAAGACCAAGAGACCGGCAGTGTTGCTCGTTCTGAATGGGAACTATTCTCCATCTGTCTTTACCACTTCTGGCTCCAGATTCCGGGCCAGAAGAGACATTGTCAAGGTGTTATCACATGAGCTGACTCACCAGATGGATGTCCACACGAAATCCGTCATGCCGACCTATAATCGGGTCCTTACGGAAGAAGAGATCGATGTCCAGCGGTATTACAACAGCCCAGCAGAGCTACATGCGTACATGCGCGAAGTGTTTGAAGACATCCGGGGCTACCTGTCGCCATTCCTGAAGCACCTGAGTATCAATGAAGCGATCAGCCGGGCTATTAAGTACAGCGAGACGTGGAGAGAAAGAATCGCTCCCCACATGACGGAGCAGAACCGGCATCTCATCTTGAAGGGCGTGTATCAGGCAGTGCAGGATTATCTTAGTCAGCCGGAAGCCTTGGCCGCTTCAGAGCGGTGTGATCGGATTGCATCAAGGATCGCCGTGGTGGAAGGGGTCGCAAGGGAGTATGTGGCCTACAAGCAGGGGGTCGCAAGGGAGTATGTGGCCTACAAGCAGTCGTTGGACACGGAGCGTATCCAGAAGTTTCGCCGGGACTTCTTGACCTTGATGAGCAACGAGAGCCGGGTTGGAGACTATCGCACGGCAATAGCGTGGCGTGACGCCATAGCAAGGTGGAACCGGGACTTCGATGACTACCTTTACAAGTACCTGCTGCATGACTTCAAAAATCTTGTCTACAACAAGAAGGTGCCGGAGCGTGATGGGAAGTATTGGGACAAGCTCATCCGGGACATCACGTGGCCATTCGTGATCGAGTTCTCTGTTCCGATCAGCAGTGCTGACGACTACTATTCCGAAGAGTCCCGATTTGCTCAGTTTCAAGACAAGCTATCCAAGTGGAGTGTGCGGGTACGTCGAAAGGCTCAAACCACATGGAGAGTGTTGCAGAACTTCTCTGACTGGTATGCTAGAGATGTCGAGTCTGGCACGGTTCCAGTGGTTGACGTTCCGGCCCCGGAGAAGATCGAAATGGAAGGGTTCGCCGTTACGCTTCTAGGTCACGACAGCGTCAAAGACATTGAGCGGTACGTCAGGGATTTCCGGGCGGGTTTGCGGGCGTACAAGGCGCGGGCCAACAAGGTTTACCCGTGGCTGATCCACAATCAGTTGCCGATTCTAATGGACTTCAAAGGCGAAATCGGGACGGGCGGAGAATATAAGGGCAACTACATCTGGTTCAATGGCTATTCTGCCAGCTTCGATAGTGTGGTTCACATCATGGCTCACGAGATGAGCCATCATCGCTATAAGACCTTTGGAAGCGGAGAGCGGGATTTCTGGTCGAGAATGATTCGGGGAGATTTGGGGAAACTGGATTTGCGGCAGGTGGTTTCCCAGTTCCCGGATGAGACATGGATATTCGACAGCAAGGCGATCAAGGCAAAGGACCCTTTGTTGTACTACCAACTGGACGGGCTAAGATACGAGAGGGATGTTTCCGGTGATGTGAATCGGATTTCAACAGTCGGGGACATCAAGGCATACTTGGAAAAGGGCGGCAATCCGGTGGTGACAATCCATCGCCATCCGATTAGTGGGTATGCTTCCAAGAATGAAGAAGAAGCCTTCTGCGAAGCCCTGAGTAGGTTGGTTGCCTTTGGACCTAACAGCGTGCCGGATGTGGTTCTGGACTGGCTGCGGATCATTATGCCGTCGTCTCGCACGGCAGCGATGACGCTCAAGCTGTCTCCCAAGGGAACGGGGGACATCAATGGAGCTTGGAAAGAACTTCTGTCGAAGATGCACCATCTTGATGGTTCGTTTTTCGCGATGAGTTTCACGGAAGGAGTGGTCACTCTGGAAATCAAGACGTGGGAAGGGGCGATCCATCTTGCGTTTATTGGCGTCCCAGAGCAGTATCGTGGAAAAGGGCTGGCAAGCAAAGCTCTCCGGGTCGTTACCAGAATTGCGGATAAGTATGGCGTCAAGACGAACTTGCACTAAGAAGCAGTTGTTCGACTGGTATTCCCGCCACGGCTTCAGGCGGCTTCCCTATGCTATGCAGCAGAAACTACTATCGGATTCGATGGAACGCGATCCAGTGAAGTAAAGAACTTCACGCGGGGAGTATAATGAGTATGAAAGGAGAAGTATGAGCAAAGCGTATTTTGTCGCCGAACAGTATGAACCACCCTTGCTTCCACCCGGTCGGAAATGGATTGTCTTGCGTCTGTCTATGGGGATTCTTGGAAAAGATCGCTGTGAGAAAGGAATCCCGGCCAGTATGAAGAAGGTCGTCGTTCCGCCCTTCCTGATGGTTGCCACGGATCGGCAAGCGGCCAAGGACGAGATCATGGCCAAGCTGGATGCGATGTTTGACGCATGGGAAGCGAGCCAGCCATGTTGATCGTCATAGCAGTCTGGGATACGTTGGAAAACCAGCGCACGTGGATGACTCGTGAAACGCTCATTTCACTGATGAACCGGGTTGACTGGCGACGGCATCGGCTCATCATCTCCGATAATGGTTCGTGTCAGGCCACACAGGATCAATACGCGGAGTTCGCCAAGTCGTTTCCCTTTCGTGTGATCCAGAATGGTGAGAATATCGGAACAGCGCGAGCCGTGAATCGTGGGTGGAGCTACCGTAGTCCCGGCGAGCATGTTGTGAAGATGGACAACGACGTAGTGATTCATCAGAGCGGATGGGCAGATCAGATCGAAGAAGTGTTTCAGCGAGACCCGGTTATTGGCATTTGCGGTCTCAAACGAAAAGACCTGATCGAGTGCCCAGATCATCCCGAACCCGGTTGGCGGTCGCGGCTCAGGATGCTTCCACATAAGCCCGGAGAGCGTTGGATCATTGTTGAAGAGTGCGGGCATATCATGGGGACTTGTCAGGCGTATAGCAGCGCCTTAATAGACAAGATCGGCTATCTCTATCAGGGTGACTGGAAATATGGATTCGATGACTCTCTTGCGGGCGTGCGGGCGAATGTGGCCGGGTTCAGGCTAGTGTTCCTACCGCATATCGAGATAGACCACATCGATCCCGGTGGAAACGATTACACATCTCAAAAACAGAAGGACGCAGGAGTTGTAATGGGGAAGTGTGTTGAGTTGATGCGCGAGTATCGCTCCGGTCAACGATCTCCATACCATGATGGCGGGGAAGATGCGAAGTGGTCTCAACAACACCCGGAGAAAACATGAAGTTGGACATCGGAAGCGGGGCACATTACAAGACACCGCTGGACGAGTGGACCCATCTCGATTTGAGTAGGGGGGATCATACCGAGATCGTGGCTGACTTCGGTAGTATCCCATTGGCAGATGGTTCGGTGGAGCAGATACATATCGGAGACGTGATCGAGCACGTTCCGGGATGGCGGCACGATGAAGTGCTCAGGGAATGGAATCGCGTGCTTCAGATAGGCGGCATCGTCACGGGTTCGACTCCTAATATAGATCGTATCATGCGGGCGTATGCAAGGGGTGAGCCGGGTATGACTCTTCGTGACGCGATGCTTGGTCTGTATGGTTGGGCAGATCATCCGCAGCAGCAGCACTACTATACGTTCACAAAAGACACCTTGAAGGAGTTGATGGCAAAGCATGGTTTTGACATCAATGATTTCAGCGGCAGTCCCGGAGCGCCTGCCGAGCCTTGGTGGTTGGTGTTTGCCGGAAGAAAGGTTCGCGATGACCGAGCTTAGTTTGTGTCTGGCTGTTTGGAATACGTCTCATCTTCTCAAGCGCAGCATTGAGACTTACATCGCTCAAGACCTAGACCCGTCACGGTGGGAGTTGATTGTTATCGATGACAATTCTCTCGACGATGTTCGGGGAGCCATTGCTGGGGCGGATAAGCATATCAACATCCGTTACGTTCGGCTGGAACACGGCGACGGGATGCGGGGGAATACGGTCTCGTTCAACACGGCGTTTGGAATGGCGAAAGGCCATGTCTTAGCGGAGACGACACCGGAGACAATGTTGCCGCGTGATCTGTTGCGACGTTTGCTGGAGCCGCACCAGTCCAATCCACGATGCTTCGTGGCGATGAAGACGTACAACCTGACGGTCGACGGCCAGATTTCCATTGATACGGTTGATTGGAGATCGGATTTGATGAACATGCGATCTTTGCCGGAATGGGGTTCGACATGGACGCAGAACAACGTCAAGACGGTTCATTTTGGGACTCACCAAACATGCAGCATCCGAAGGGAAGTGTGGTTTGAGATCACAAAAGGACGTGGCTTTCCTTTGTTCGGAGACTATGGAAGCGATGATCCTTGGTATGCCGGAACTAGAAGTAGTTGCGGCGTTCAAGACATCACCCTTCCGAATGATTGCATGGGGGTTCATCAGTGGCATCCGTCGTTCCAGTATTGGATGGCCAAAGGACATGCGCCGAAGCTGAATAAGTGGGCGCACAGCATGTCGAATTACCTGAACGATACGTCCGGGAATGTTCCAGATGGCGGAACCTGTATGATCTGGGATGGGGGGTCACACGATCAAATGTCCCAAGCCGATAAGGATTCTTTCAGGCCAATGGATGCTCAAATGGTCGCTGTTGGCGTAAGTCCTAACATGTTGATTACCAAGTCGTAATGCTTTTCTCCATATCCTGAACGCTTTCCAGTAATGTACTTCTGGAGAGCGAAAGGAGACCGAAAATGAGCATCACGATGATGGTCGGGAAGGAAAAGGCAGGACTTCCGGGGGTCAAAGAGATCAGCTATCCCGGATGCAAAGAACCGCTGTACATGGAGACGACGCACGTCGGTCTGGTCCTTCGTACCGGAGAAGTCAATGGGTACGATGACAGCGATTTCTACGCGGTCGTATGGAATCCCGTCAGGAAGTGCCCGGAGCGTATCGAGTACGCCACGACTCGTGCGTGGACCTATCCCAATCACGCGGAAGCGGACGCGACCCCGGAAGTTCGTGCGGCTTACGAAGAGTGGTGCCGGATTGAGAAGGAGAAGGCGGCGGCTGCCAAGGCCGAGCTTGACGCTAAGACTCCGGCTAAGGGTAAGCTGGTCAAGGTTGTGGCTGGCCGCAAGGTCGCCATCGGAACGGTCGGGCGTATCTTCTGGGTCGGCAAGCCTGAGAAGTACAGCCCTTCCCGGTGGGCGAAGACCAGCACCAAGATCGGTATCGCTCTGGATGATGCCAAGGATGATCGCGGTCGCTACGTGAACGTGGCGTGGACTTACATCGACAACGTGGAAGCAGTTCCCGAAGTTGCCTGAAAGGATTGGCCATGAGCAATGTGAAAGAGATTCGGATTCAGGGTTATTTGGACACGCTGGGGTTGATGACGGCTCCGAGTTTGGGCCGTTCTCCGCTGACGGATTTTGCCGTGGAAGAGCTGGTTAAGGGGCACAACATTCCGGTAGAGAAGGTCCCGGAAGCTGTCGAAGCCGCGCACCGCGTGAATGCCTTTCTTGCGGCCAGCACGTTTCCCCATTTCGGTTTGAAGATTCGTTTTCTTTATCCTTACCGAACGGAGAAAAACGGATACAACGGCCAGATCAGCTATTACGGCTATGACATTGAAGGACGGGAAGCCGTTTCTTTTGAGTGGTTCGACGCATTGGTAGCGGCCTTGCAGGTCTTCGGGCGGGTCAATATGCGGGCTTGTAGGGACATCGAAGCGTGAAGACCTTATTGACGGTGGATTGGGATGCCTTCGTCCCTGAGAAGACCGAATGGGATTTGGGACATTGGGAGTCCTTGTTATACTTAAAGTTCCTGTGGATGTCCCGGATGTGGCTGTACGATCAAATCAAGACCAGTGGAAAAGAGAAGGACTTCTGGAAGAAGGTCCCGCCGGGAAGTGGCGTGACGTGGGTTTCCGATTCTCATTTGTTTGCCTTCCATCTTTCGCATGGAGTAAATCGGATCGTGCTAGTTGACGGCCATCACGATTGTTGGCCCCCGTCAAGCAGCAAGAAGCTCATTGAGTGCCACAATTGGCTGAGAGCATGGCTTCAATCCGGGAAGAAAAGAATGGTAACATGGGTTCGTCCAGATTGGTCTGCCGGTGTCATGGAAGTTCCAGATGATCTGAAAGACCGGTTTGAGATCGTGGGTTTAGACGACAAGCTGGAGCTAGGAGATGTTTGGAATGTCCATGTGTGTCGGAGTGGATGCTGGACTCCGCCTTGGCTGGATAAGGCGTTTATTGATTTTGTAGGATGCCGTGGTTATCCTGTCGCTCGACTTCAGAGCGGAGACTGGGACCCAATGAAGCCAAGGTGGAACGCCAAGGCGGAACGACAAGCGTTGTTGTTCCGGGACAAGATCAAATGAGGGAATTGTGTACTTCGACATGCAATTGACCATCGTGGTCACAAACGCTTGCGACCGGAGATGTGAGTTGTGTGTGGCTCAATGGCTGCGACGGGACGAACCCCGTTACATGATGACGCTGGATCAGATCGCTGATTTTGTCGTGTGTACCAAGCAGTCGGATTATCGGTTCCGTTACGTTACCGTGACAGGCGGAGAGCCGACGTTGTGGCCGTATTTGCAAGATGCCGCCACTATGCTGGGACTGGCTCGGATTGCCGACTGTCTGTTGTTATACTCGAACGGACACAACCCCAAAGCGTTTACCCCCGAACTGATGAAGTTGTTTTCGGCGGCGAAGCTGTCGGGATACCCGGACGAGCACTATGCCGAAATCTTGGCGCGGTATCCAGACAAGGTATCGATCTATCCGATCCCAGAACATGTTGTTCCGCCTACGGAGCCGGTTGCGAATTCATTACCGGCGCAGTGTTTGTGTTTTGGACCGGCATATTATGACGGCAGGGTGTATCCATGTCTGGGCGGATTTCTGGACGATCATCGGATGGGTCGTAGAACGCCGGGCAAACCGATCTGTCGGGGATACATGGATGATTTCGATCCGGGCAAAGTTGTCATGCAGGAGACTTGTCGGTACTGTGTGACCAACCTGCCGGTGTGGACGGCATCGCCAAAGAAACCAGTGACCAACAACAGGAGATGACATGTACTTTCCGTTCAATATGAACGTCATTGTGACGGGAGAATGCAATCGCAGGTGCGAGCATTGCTGTATCCATGTGATTCGAGAGCAGAACAGCGGGCACATGATGACGATGGACCATGTGGAAAAACTAATCAGGGCCACTTTGGACTCACACTACCGATTCAAGACTTTGCTGGTGACTGGCGGAGAACCGGTATTGTGGCCTTTATTGACGGACGCATCGAAGCTGCTGAGAGAATCGAATCTTGCCGACAAGATGATGCTGTTCTCCAACGGCGACATCGTACCGGCCTTTACTCCGAAGCTCATGGACCTGTATGACATCGTAGCGTTGTCTGTGTATCCTGACTCGGATCACCGGATATTGTCCCAGAAGTATCCGGGAAAGATTCAGTATTGCATGGCGCTAGAGCATTTCCCGTTGCCGACCGAAGCCGTGCCGGGGTGTCTTCCAGCTCAGTGCAACTGTTTTGGACCAGTGGTCTATAACGGACTTGTCTGGGAATGTTTTGCCTATCTGGTTGCCATGCGGCTGGGGAAAACACACACAGGGCGAGAGATTTCCGTCGGGTATATGGATGGATTCGATCCCCAACGTATCATTCGTAACGAGTTGTGCCAATGGTGTCTGACGAATCAAAAGGCGATCATCGGTTTGCCACGGTGTCAGCCGGTAAACCTGCGGAAAAGGTCCATATCAAAGTCGTGATCTTGTAATGCAGAAGAAAGAAGGGGGAGATATGAGAGTAGCGGCATTGGCAGAGCTGATTCGGTCTGGAAAGAAGCCGGTGGTTAGGCTGACGGACCCACCGTGGGAAGACTCATGGGGCGAGAAGGGTATGATCGCCGAAGTGGTTTCCGTCCGGGATTCTGACGTGGATGAAGGTCTGGTCGAGTTCGTGTTCGATTACAACCGCTTTCGTGCCGATAATCTTCTGCTCCAGTCCCACCAGTATTTCATCTACAAGGATGGGGCGGAGAAAGGCATGGGAACAGCTTTTGAAGCCGGGATGATGGACGAGAAAGACATCAAGGAAGAGTACGTCGCCGATCTCAAGGACAACATCAACGTGGAGTTGGTCGCAGAGACCGGGCTGTTGGCAGAGTATGTTTCGTCCGGTTCGGTGATTCCCTATGCGGAGTGGCTGGAGCACAGAGTGAATGCGCTGCTGAACGAAAAGGAAGCATTGCAGCGGGAAAAGGACAAGCTCTTGCGGGAGATTCACGGATCGCCCAAGCCCCGGAGACAGGATACGTGGCTGGAACAGATCAGGGTCTTGATTCCACTGGCGAATCGGGAAGGGTGTTGCGACGCGGCAGACTATCTCAAACAGTTGGTAGAAGCGGGAGTAAGAAGGTCGTGAAGAAGCCAGTGAAATGCGGATGTGATTTCGTGCGTGGCCCGGATTGGAACCCAGTCGTTCGGACACGATTAGGGGCAGCCGCGATGGGTATGCGCACGATGCCGGAAGACCTGCGCCGACTGGGGTTTGGCGTGTCGGTCTGCGACTGTGGTGATTACTTCCGAATCAGCTATGGGAGAAAATGCTGATGAATCACCCAGCAGATGTGGCCAAAGCTGCCGAAGCGGAACTTCGCAAACTGTTTCCGGGAAGTGATTTTTCCGAAGAAGACGGCTTTAGCGACATCATCAATGCGGATGGCACAGTCAGCCCGCACAACTTCAAGCCGGTTTGGGAGTACAAGTACGTCCGCTTTGCTGACGGCGAAGTGCGGTTCTGTGATGCCTGTAGTACGTCTCATTCTCATGGGAGACCCGCTGGGTGGTCAGGTTGTGCCCCCGGTATCGGCTGGCAAGATCAAAGTCCGGTATGGCAAATGGGCGATCACCGAAGGCGGAAGTACGACGGCCAAGCTCCAGCGGCGAGAGAGCGATGAGAAGTACATCACCAAGGCGCTGGGTCCGAAGTTCACCTACGACATCGAAGTCTTGTAATGGATTGGTATGAAAGTGCGAAAGCTCAAGGCGGGGTCTAAGATCGAAGTCGGCGACTTCATCCTTCACGACTCATGGATGGGAAAGAAGTGGTATAAGATCGTCCGGGTCACTGAGAAGTTTGCTGTCGTCGCGTGGAATGACGTTGGACGGGGACGGTTCCCAAGGGTGGTTCCTGAGATCGGCCTGAAGCCCTGTGGGGAGCGGAATGTCTGGGCTAGAGTGGAGTATTCGGCTTGGCGTCCGCTGGAGCCATGAAGATTCCCGTAACATACGTGATCGTGCCGGAGACCCGGATGCGGGTGATTCGGGTGGATTTCCACCCTTCCAATAAGCGCAAGCTCGTACAGGACGTGCGGCACAAGAAGGTGGTTGGTCGGGAAATCTATCCCGGCCAGATAAACCGGCGGGTCCTGTGGAGCAAGGCCAGAGTTCAACGGCATTTTGTCCGGGTGTAGTCTTCACAATTCTTTGATATTCCATCCATAGTAGGAAGGTTATCGGAGAATCTGTGATGGACGATTATCGGGTGCGGTGTGTCGCCGAAGCGGTAGCCGTCGCTGCCTATCCTAGACTGAAGCTGGAGCGGACGATTTCCACGTCTCCGCAGGTGATTCAGGTCTGGACAGTTGATGGCGAGCATATTCGGACATACATGGACGAAGAGTTCACCAACTTCGGCCAGCATTACCGTTTCCCATTCATCCCAGAGTTCGAGTTCTGGATTGACAAAGAAGGCTCGTGTGATGAGCTGGGTTATTTCGTCGAACATCTAAAGGTTGAATGGGGATTGATGCGGGATGGCAAGAGTTACAGCGAAGCCATCATAGAAGCAGATAGGGTTGAGCGAGACTTGCGGCGAAAGGATGGCGACATCAAGCGGCTGATCGATCCCGTGCGCAGAGTGGTGGACCCCAAGCTCGTCAGAAAGAAGCTGCTAAAGACGCTGGAAAACGGGGTAAAGGTCTGGCTGGTTAACGGGTGTCTTGTTCGTAGCGTTTTCAACATTGACTTCACACACGGCGGACACGAGTACGTTTACGAGTTCGTTCCACCAATGGATGTGTGGATCGATGATGACCTGAGCTGGGAAGAGCGCGGGTTGGTGATCCTGCATGAGCTTCACGAGCGAAACCAGATGGAGAAAGGGATGCCGTATTCCAAAGCACACGCCGAGTCGAGCGCCTTGGAGCTTCATTGTCGGCATTCCCCGGATGAGTTGCATGATGCACTTTCAGTAGAAGGGTGGTCAGCATGAATGACAGGATAGCGTCGCAAGAGCTTGTTGGCGTGGCGAGAAGCCTAGTGGCAGACAGTAAAGAGATCGTTGAGAAAGGAATTGCGGCAGCCATCAGTGCTCTCAACTATCTGCCGGTGACGTATGCTTTTCCCGATCCCGAAGATGGTCGTATTGCCAAGGCGAAGATGGTCGTATTGCCAAGGCGAAGGTGCAGGAAGCTGTGGACATATTGGATGCTGTGTTGTCCAGCCTTCCGACTCCTGTAATTTACAACGTCTATGGGCTTGGCAGTGGTGTTTTATCGTTCGACGATGCGTCTAAGCTCGTTGCCGCGATGAGATCAAAGGGGATTCGTCAAACTGGTGTTGATCGGTCGGGAGCCATTCGTCGAGAGCTTCAGGGTCAACCTACTTTCGATAAGCTGGCTGGGCCGATGTATGATGGTCCCAAGAAGGTGCGTTACGAAACTTGGGAGCTGAACGAGCGTCTTTCTGTGTAGGAGCCGTGATGCCGGATCAAGACACAGCATCGAAAATAATCCCTGTTCCCGGCATGGACCGCTCCAAGCTGTTCCGAGTTGCACGGGAGATGCTTGGCATGGCCCGCGAGATGATCGGGGCCGTGGTAAAGGAGAAGTGGGAGCCGCCAGAAGGAAAACGAAAGTCGTGGCGGAAAAAGCTCCCGGACGGAACGTATGAGTATCGAGATACGCCGCCGGAAGACCAGCAGCCCAAGAAACCAGATGAGCAGGGCAAAAAGGTGCAGTACAAGATGCACCTTCGTCTGGATAAGCCGAAGCTGAAGGAAACCCTTTCTCACGGTCACTTTTCCATCATCTCTGCTGGGCGCAACCCGAATGATCCGCATGAAGCCGCCATGTCTCCCGATGCCGAGTTCTTTCATCATAGACATGAGAATTTGCGCGGGGAGTTGGAGAGACGCGGGCTGCGATATACCGAAGTGGTCGGGCATTATGGCGGCAAGGAGTCGAGCTTTTTGGTGTTCCATGATGACACTGAGCTAACGCCAAAAACTCAGAAGTCGGTCATCGTTCATCACCGGGACAAGGACGAGTCCGACCGTAACCGCAAGGTCATCGAAGAGATTGGTCACAAGTTCAATCAGGACAGCGTGCTCCACGGGGCAGAAGGACGGAACGAGATTGTCTTCACAACAGGCAAGAAAGTCGGCAAAACCTGTGGTGGAAAGGGCTGGAAGGAAGTGCCGGACGCCAAGGACTTCTACACCGATATTAAGCTCGAAGGGAAGCAGCACACGAAGTTCAATCTGGACATCCATGAGTGTTTCGAGAAGGGGCTACTATGAACAAGATGAAGGCAGCACGCGATCTATTGGATGTTGCAAGGAGCTTGGCGGCGGCTCCTGAAGAGAAGGCAACTGCGTTCCAGCGTGACGGGGACGGTTTCGTGACGGTATCGTTCCGGGTGAAGGGAGATGCCCTGCATTCTTTCTTGAAACTCCTGAAGCAGTGCGAGTATATGGGCAGCGTGGGACATACCTTCAAGATCGTGATCGATCCCGAAGGCGGGAAAGACCGGAAGCGGGAAGTCGGGTTCGACGGTGACGGAGCTGACCGGGTGAAAGACATCTTGGTCAATGGCGATCTGTTGCCGGAAAAATTCGAGTGGTAGGAGATACATCATGCGGATCAGAAATATGTTGTCTGTCCTAGCTGACTCGGTATCGGGTAGCAAAGTGTATTGGATGAAGGGTAGGGATGGCCATCTGTCTGTTTGTGCCAGCGTATCTGGTAAAACAGAGCAGGCTGAAGGGGAAGGGTCCAAACATCTTGCCGCCAGAGCAGAACGACTGGTTGTATCTGGGGCAAGGAAAGCGCGTCTTGCGTCGATAGAGACTGGCGTTTTGATGGGTGGGGATGGGAACGGAAGGATTGTGGCTACTGCTATTGCCGACATCCCGCCAATGCCGGGCATTGAGTCTCGGTTGGTGGGTGCCGGAATAGCACAGCTCCGATAGGCTGAAATTTTTCTGGAAAACATTTCAGTCACAGGAGTATAGTATCTTTGTTGCGTGAAGCACGCTTCAGAGAAGGGATACTTCAGCTAACGGTTCTAAGGTAGCTCAGGTCCAAGCCATCCGAATGGATGCTATGTTCGGAATGGACGACACAGCGAGTAGCGACAGAGTGGCATCTGTCTGAGAACGGGGAGACCCGGCGCTACGTTTCAGCGGCCATAGCCAGCGCAAGCTGGTTTGGTGCGGAAAGCCATTCAAGAAAGGCCCTTTTCGATTATCGGTGCCAACGCACTTTCATCTAGGGATGGGAATATGAGTCAAACAAGACAGCAGCGGAAGCAGCAGCAAAAGCGCGTCAATCGCCAGAAGAAGATCAGAAAGCTCCACAACATCCAGCGCAACTTGGCCGAGCAAAGATTTCGTCTGGATGTCGAGCTGAATGGAGAGTGGCGGATTGGGGTCAAGCATTGGCGTCACATCAGCTTGATCGAGAAGCACCGTGACGAAACGGAGCGGCTGCGCAGGGCTGGTCAGGAGATTGTTGCCGGTCGGGTGGTGGACCTGATGACCGGAAAGATTATCTTGAAGATCGAAGCATCGAAGCCGAAGGGCGCGGCTCCTGATAAGATCGCGGATGGCGTTCGGGCGGCGGATTTCAGCGCGAACATCGGAGAAGGCGAAGGTCAGCAAGTTGGAAGCAAGGGACCTGAGCCGGTAAACTCGGAAGAACAGCAGAGCCAAGGACCTGCCGGGATCGTGGAGTCGGAGCAGAAGCCGGAAGGTCCGAAGGGGCCAGTGCAAAAGTTCTTCCGTATTCTGGGTGGTCGTCGGTAATGTGGTTTTGACCGGGCGATGTGAAAAGCAAGCCGAGTCATTCCCTTAGCGGGGAAGAAGACAGGGGAAGCGTAGCGTCGGAGAGTGGGTTAGCGCCCATCCCGGTTGTTCTTTGAAATGAAAAGTCTGTAAAGTAGCTCGTCCATCCGACTGACGACGTGTCGGACAGCGGGTGAAAATCAGGAACGGAAAGAAAGCCGTTCACGGTAGGCCGGAGTGGTAACACGCTTCGGCGGACATCCTGCCGTCAATAGTAGGATGCTGCTGCTCCCGTCCGAAAGGATCAGGAGAGACACGGGGCTGACATCGGGTAACACCTAGATGGCACAGGCTCGTAGGCCAAGACGGAATACCGAAAGGTATGCCTGCCCGATGAAAGAAAGGACAGACCGACAGACTTTTCTCCATATCGCCGGAGACATCTGGTAATGTGGGTGTGTTCTTTGACAGAATAGGCAGGGGAATGTTGGCTTAGAAGCAGCCAGATAGAAATATCAGTTTTCTCTTGCTGGCGTGATTGCCATAGAATACAAGGGGGAACTCATCTAAGGAGTGAATCGCTGAGCATTGCTCCGTGAGTGTCATGGGGAAACCTGACTACTCGGAGTAACGCAATAGGGATTGGGCAGGCCGGACGGAACCGGATGTCTGGACATACGTTGGGTGAAAACCCAACTAGCACCCTTCTCGCAAGGAAGGAGAGGACGCCAGAGTGTACTGCCCTATTGTGCGGCAAAGGAGGTTGCGGCTCCCGTGTGGGTGAATAGTCTTTCGTGTGGTAGAAGCATAACCCGCAAGGCCATACTCAATCGCATGGTGGATTCTTTGGCGTAATAGCACACCTTTGCTTGTTCTGTTGTTCTTTGACATTTTGACTGGCAGCGGTACGGCACTAGGAACGTACTTGCGCATTAAAGTCCCAGTGCGCGACAATAGCCACGGTAGGGTTAGAAGCCCGATGTGGTCGCCGTTGAAAACAACGGCAGCGTGAGTCTGAGACCGTAAAGACGGTGAGTTCAACGCGAACCTGACGAGCTTCGTCTGCCTTTCCAGACTACGGTCATATACATGCCCCCGCAAAGGAGCTAACGGGGTCCCGTAAAGGACGCCGGGACGATGGCCGCAAGTGGGAAGGAGAAACAGACGAGTGGCGGGGAGAGTGGCGACAAGGCATTCCTTCAGGCTGGGCGCATTAAAAATTCCGTGGGCACGGATATATGCCTTGGGCAAAAATTGTTTCTGCTGTTTGATCCCGAAACGTAGAAGCAGTCAGTAGTGGCGAGCGAACACTGTGGAGAATCGGGGTAGGCAAGTGTGTCGGTGAGAATCCGGCCTGCCAGTTTTCGTCCAGATGATGTGACTTGCGGCGCACAAGGGTCCTGTGGTAGAGTGTTCTGGACCATTGCACCGTAAACTTTTTGATCGCGGGAGGGAAGGCCGTGGTGGTCTCGTGGGGTTCATAACCCTATAAGTCGGGTTCGAGTCCCGGTCCCGCTACCAATTTGAAGATGCGTTCGCCTGTCGCACGGGCCTGTGATGGGTCGTCAAACAAGGCATGTCGAGCGTGAGACATGTCATCAGTGAATGGGGAAGGCGCATCTCGCAGAAGACGTGGAGCAGGAAATCGATTACCGGCAAACCTGCTCTTCGTAATGCGGCAAGGCGGTTCTAAGCCCGCCTGTGGGCAAGCGTACTGTTGGGCCGGAAGGCAGGCATGTCGTCGGAACTCAGCAGATGGTAGAATAGGCCGCTAATAGCTCACGAAGGTTCGGTCAACGCCACGACGAAGGCGCTAGTCATAAGGTTGGCGGTAGCCGGGCTGCTTGGATGGTGGAGTCGGCGGTGGAAACATCGCCCCCAAAAGAACCGCTTGCGGGAACCCTGAGCCGCAGTGATCTGTGGCTGGCTCTGAAGGGCTGCGGGAATGAACCTACCGCTACTACGCGCAGCGAAAGCTGCTAGGGACTTGTCGGCCCAAATGAACCAACCGGCAAGGGTCGGGTTTGCTGGTCTGGCTGTGAAATCTTCGCCCGGATGGAGCCAGACCAGCAACAATTTCCATATTGATGACAGACTGTGGTAATGTGGTCGCATGAACGGATAGATGGGCATCGGTATTCCGTTCATTGAAGCGGGTTGCCTAGCCGCCGAAAGGTAGGAGCGATGTCTTGTTCTTTGACATGGGCGCGATACGGTTTCGACGGGTGAAGTTGAAATCGAGCGACACGCCGAGTAATGTCTGGTTGGACTCGTTAATCTATCCCAGACGACAACACAAACGCCAAGAGAACTCTTGGTAAGGTGATTCGCGGTGTCTTCGGTGCTGCTGATGAAGCGGTGCCGATGCTCGCGGCTGCGTAAGCAGCCCACCGTCACGGTGTAAGACTACGTGAACCGCCGTGGCTCAAAGCACGTGGTTGACAGCTTGGAAAGACAGCGATACCGGAGCTGGTCATTCCGGGGAAGGATGGACCAAAGTTGCCGGTTGACAACCGGATAGACCAAGCCCGTGGTCGAGAATATCGGGCGAAGCGTGTGTATGTTCGGCGTAGACTCATTCGGACGGGAGTTCAATCCAAAGGTTGCCTTGCTTGGCGACAAGCAAGGAAAAGAGTGCTCAAACGGTGAACGCTAAATCCGTAAGGATATGCCAACGCCGTCGAGTGGGCTGGAAACAGCGAAGCTCGCTAGAGACTTATAGGCACCTTCAACCAAAGCTGGTTATGGTGTACTAGGATGGAAGAATCTTTCTCGAATCTGAGTTTGGCTTCGCGCATGGCGGCGGTGTATTTCCCGTTCCGTGGAGTAACCTTGTGGTAAACATGGGCGAGAAGGAACGCCGAGTCAGGAAGATCGTTCCTTCGCCATCGATGATGCCGGTCAGATAACCGAGATCGAATTTTTTCATAAATGCACTCCTTCTGGATGTAGGTTATACCTACAGCATGTCCAGAAGAAGGAATAGTCCAGACCATTACGAAAGTAAAGGATAATCTGTCTCCCCGCGTCCACCAATTTCAAGGTCACGAAAAATAGTTGCAAACAATTTCGTGGCGTGAGTATAGTGTAGTGAAAGTGAACGAAGTCAGGCTCACTTCAGTTCTGGGTTACTTCATAAAGCAACCAGAAGTCTCCGGCGGCGACAAGGATCGCCGTTAGTAGGAGAATGACGGCCTGCAAAGACAGGATGGAGTTCAGGGAAGACTGGATGGCAGCATGGGAAGACATGCAAATGGCAGCTCGGAAAGACGGCTTTCCCGGAGCGCATATCGGAGCTTGATGTAGTTCTGTGAGTGTTGAAGTATGGCACGCTTCAGTTTGGGGTTACTTCTGCCTTTCATAGAAATACCCCAGACGGTCATCGGTGTCGGCTTTTGATTGCGGGGTGGAGCAGCCCGGTAGCTCGGCTGGCTCATAACCAGCAGGTCGTTGGTTCAAATCCAACTCCCGCAACCACAGAAGGCCGGACGCCGAAAGGTGCCCGGCTTTTTGTTTTGAGAAAGGAGTCGTATGAAGCCAGTTTTGAAGCCGAACATTATGGTCTCACAGGACGAAGTAGACTTGGTAATCGGAGAGCTTGACCGGGTACTCAGGCTGGGCCTGCCGGGAGACGTGGTAGAGTTCGGGTGTAATGTGGGGAATACGTCGGTGTTCTTACAGGATGCGTTGCAGCGGAATGGAAGCCAGAAAAAGCTGGTGTGCATTGACTCGTTTCAGGGGTTCCCGGAGACGGAGTCGATTGACGAAGACTGCTTCAAGAAGGGTGGTCTGGCAGTACAGCAGGCAGAGCTGCTGGGTCATTTCGACGAGTTTCAGCTTCCGCATCCCGTGGTCGTACAGTCGTGGATCGAAGAGCTTCGAGCGAAGGATTTGCCGGATGAGATTTGCTTCGCGTTTGTAGACTGTGACATCTACAAACCGGCAAAGTGGGCATTCGGATTGGCGTGGATCAGGATGCCGGTAGGCGGGTCGGTTGTGTTTCACGACATCTGGGCGAAGGGAATCCAGCGGGCGATCTGGGAAGGTCGTCAAGGGATGTCGCGGGAAGAGATTGCATGTTGTCACAGGTCGTACATTGTCAGGAAGGTGGATTCGGTGCCCGTGGTGGGCAAAATTGGCGGCGATAATGCCGCACTTCAGGAAGGGGTGAGACAGTGAGTACGTTCAAGACGGTAGCACGGCAGAAGTCGGCGGCTGCATTGCAGCCGAGTCATGCTCCGAACGCATCGGTCAACCGGGCGGGCGGAGTGGCATTCGAGATTAGCGATCCATCACTGAAGCTCCTGACCATGACAGGCGGGGCTTTCTTTGCGGAGCCGAAGTTCTACAACGGCGACCAGTGTGTGCCGAAGCGTGGAACGGGCGGCAAGTTTGAAAAGCTGGCCGAGCGTCTGGAGATCGTGGGTGACAAGCTGAAGGGCGTTGTGTCTTGCGATGAGCTGGACGAGACGGCTCGCGAAGTTGTGGCGACGGCTCTGGATGTGGCACGGGGCAATAACCCGGAAGACATTCTGGCGATTGCTAATTGGCTGCGTAACGAGATGAACATCCGGCTGACGCCGCAGGTGTTGCTGGTGCTCGCTTCGCGGATGGACAACACGAAGTCTCTGGTGCGCAAGTACGCTCCGTGCATCGTGAAGCGCCCGGACGAAGTGAAGAGCTGCCTGTTGATTCACCGGTTCTTCTTTGGGTTGAAGGACCTAAAGAACGGTCTGGCCAACGGTCTAGCCGACGCGCTGGGGAAGTTCGGGGAGCGGGGACTGATGAAGTACGACGATCCGGGATTCCCGACGTGGAAGGATGTGCTGTGCTGGCTGCCGCGTAAGGCGGGCTGGCCGCTGAAGGCGGAAGTGGCGCAGTATTTCATCACCGGGAAGATTGGTGATCCGGCGAAGGTTCCGGTCATCGCGGCCCGCAAGGAGCTGGTGAAGTGCAAGGCGTTTGACGCCGAAGCTCGCAAGCTGGCCCGTGCGTCAATGGTGAACTGGGAAGTTCTGCTTTCGCAGTTTGGCAACGACAAGCAGGCGGTCTGGGAGTTCTTGGTTCAGGAAGACTTGCTGGGTTACATGGCTATGCTGCGTAACCTTCGCAACATTCTGGAAGCCAAGGCTGGCCGGACGGTCATTCAGAAGGTGTCGGACAAGCTGTCCAACCACGATGAAGTCGTGAAGTCGAAGCAGCTCCCGTTCCGGTTCCTGTCGGCGCTGAAGGCGCTGGAGGGGATGCAGGGCGAGTTCGATCAGGCCGACGTGTCTGAGCTGATGGCGGCTGTGGAGCTGGCTTCCAACGAAGCCTGTGCCAACATCCCGGTTCTGCCGGGGACAACAGTCATCTTCGCGGATGTGTCGCAGTCGATGCGCCGTAACAGGGTGTCGGACAAGTCAGAAGTCAACTGCGCGGATGCGGCAACGGTGCTGTGTGGTATCGTGGCCAAGGTCGCTGAGCGCCCGTATGTCGTGGCGTTCGGTTCGGATGTGGCTCCGGTGTTGTTCTCGAAGAACGACACGGTGCTGCGGATCGCCAAGCGGACGCTGGATGCGGACACTAAGGGGTGCTCAACCAACGGGCACAAGTGCGTGGAGTGGCTGATCCAGAAGAAGCTGGTGCCGGATCGTGTGGTCTTCCTGTCTGACATGCAGATGTGGAATGACAACGATTCCAACGACGATCAGATTTGTCTTTCCGACGTGTGGGACAAGTACCTGAAGTCGGCGGCTGGCGCGAAGAATACGTGGGCGCACTGCGTCCATGTCAACGGCTACGGCGACAACGTCGTCGAAGGGGACCGGATAAACATGGTTGCCGGGTTCTCGGAGAAGGTCGTGACGATGATGCTTCAGACGGAAGGCGTCATTGGCGGAAAGGCTCTGCCGACAGTGGAGCAGGTCCGTGAGAAGTGGACCGTGAAGTAAGGTCAGAAAAGACACAAAGTAGGTCGGGGAAAGGCTGGTTCCGAAAGGGGCCAGCCTTTTTCTTTGTCGTAACAATTCTTTTATATTCTGACCATTAGTGATGGGTCATACAGGCTTTCACAGGCTTCAGACCAGAAGGAGTCGTTATGGCATACAGGAAAAATCCAACGGATAAGAGCCAAAGCGAGATGGAAGCTGCGGCGAATGGTGAAGCGGGCATTACCGTTCAGGTTGATGGCGGTCAGAAGGTTGTTACCAAGGCAGTCGGGTCCGCGCCATATCGGACACAGCATGATTCTGCCGAAGGCGGACAGAGAGCCAATGCCGGTGTCGTGATTCCATGCAGCGATCAGCCGAACACGTTCCCAACACCCGGAAAGGCGTAACACGTGAATGACAAGCTGGTAGCAAATGAGCTTGTTTCTGTGGCTAGGGATTTAGCGGCGATGGATGCCGATGTAGCGGCAGACCCGGATCGGGTGGAAGAGCTGGCTGCTAAGTTCCTTTCCCGGCTGGGTCCGGTAAAGTCAAGACAGCTTCGGACGTATGGGATTGAGCTGAAACCAAGTGATACGGTCGAATCCCTTGCGAAAGCATGGGCGACTGTGTTGTTGGCGATGTAGGTTGGCCTGCGCCCAGAAAGGCCGGTACAGACAGCGAGTCTGGACTGTACTGGGGTTACTCCGTGAGTGACCCCGAAGGGCAGAAAACGGAGACAGTTATGACAGCAACAGCATCGGTAAGTTGGTGGCAGTATTCGGCGTGGGTGAAGAACATTGCTCGCAACTCTCGCATTACTGGTCCGATTACAACGCTGGCCATCGCAGAGTTGGCGGTGATTCGGACGTTTCTCAAGGTAATCTGGAACCCCACAACCCAGACCGGCACCCGAAGCTGGTTGGACCCGAAGTTTAGGGCCTTGGCGGTTACGGGAGAGTACACAGGGGACATCGACACAGAGCCTTCTTGGATTCTCATCAAGATGCTCAACATTGTCGGAAGAGACCTGAAGAAAACTCCGCCAACAGATGCGGAAGTGACGGCGATCAATACGTTGATGGCGGGTGTGTATCCTTGCAGACGATATGGAACGGGCGAGCTGTACGGTGGTACGCCCGGATCGACCGTGTCGATTCCGTAAGGGAAGCTGATGCGTGTTGCCTTGGATGACCAGCGGGAAGTGAATAATCTGCCCAAGCTACCCGATGAGCAAGGGCAAACCAGATCGCTTGTCATGGACGAAGCCAAGGCAGCACGTGAGCTTGTTGCCGTAGCGAAGATGTTGGTTGAAACACGCCCCATGCGCGGGCGCAAGTGAAATGATTTCCGGCGTAGGCCGGGAAACAGGACCGGGTGTCCGGGACTGGAAGTATTAACGCAGTATGAACGGAGGTATGTATGGGTACGCAGAACGAGAAGTGGGTTCTAACGGTCAAGGAAATGCACCTTGGCCACTGCAAGGAAACCTTCCGAGCAGGCGCAGTCATCGAGCTGGACGAAGCAAACGGACGGCTCATCATCGATGGTCGCAGGTTTCAAGATACTCGCGATCTTGATGTCTTGAAGCGGCAAGCCGCCGCCAATCCGAGAAACCCGTGGATTATTCCGTATTCGCCCGAAGCTCGTGAGCGGATAATCGCGAGATACCGTCCGGTTGGCCAGTCTCGAAAAGTGGCTGGACCCAACAGCAGGATTCAAGACATCGAGCAGGATTCCGACCTGAATGAAGAAGAGCCTACGGCTGGCGGGATGCCGGTGGTCCAGTCGGACGAAGACAGCCATCAGGTGATCGACATCAGCGATACCAAGGTTTCGCGAGTAAACGCGCAAGCCAAGGAAGCGGCCCGGCAAAAGAAGGGCGGGGCGATGGAAGTCATCCGTGGTGATGAGACTGTTGAAGAGCGGCTGGCCAACCTGAAGGGCAAAACAGATATGTCGTCCATCGCGGAACGGGCACGTTTGAAGGCGAGCGGTGCGGTAAAGATGGACGTGGTCCGGGATGACAGTTTGGGAGCCGGTTTCGGCGGGAAGAATCATCCTTCCCTGAATGCCGGTCAGCCATTGCCGTCGCGAGAAGAAGCCGAAGCGAGAACGGCGGATGCTCAGGCGATAGCGGAAGCTCGCAAGAAGGAAGCCGAAATTCGTCGGCAGAAAGACGACGAAGCACCGGAAGCGGCTCCAGCCCCAGCACCGGAAGCACTGGAAGCGGCTCCAGCGCCGGAAGAGTCTGGCGACATGGCGACACTCAGGGCTGAAAATGCTGAGCTGAAGGAGCGCATGGAGAAACTGGAGAAGATGCTGATTGCCCAGCAGGGTGCTCCGGCTCCACGGCGTGCCCGGAAGACCGAAGAAGCGAAGGCGTGATATGCAGTTTCCATATCAGTGCCAGAAGTGCGAGAAGCGGTTCGACGCGGACTACCCGATTGGCAAAGCGCCACGGGTAGTTCCGTGTCCTTCGTGTGGCGGCGATGGCAAGCGTATCTACGAAGGCATGAACGTGACTGTCAAGACCGACGGAGCGTTCCACCGCACCAGTAATTTCGGCGAGCAGATGAAGCATCGCAATGAAAAGGCTGGCCAGCGGATGCGGGGTAAGAAGCCGGGCATGAGACTGGCGGCTTACGATTACGGACACGGAGACATTCGCGAAGTCAAACGACCGCGATGACGCAAGAAAGGGCAAAGTATGGCTGAGACAAAGCTCTATAGGACATCGGACATCTACTTTGCCGCGTTTCTTTGCTCCATCGATTTCCCGTTGAAGACAACAGAGCAGGCCGGAACCCCGGATGGCGGCAGGAAGGTGGTGTTTGTTTTTGCACTGCCGGAAGCTGACATTCCACGGGTGAAAGCTCTCTACTTCGGGGGGACAGGGACCGTCAAGGCGCGGGTTTTCGTGGACCATCTGAGAAGTTTAAAGTCCATGTGCTTCACCTGATTATGTGCTTTATGTAAGTATTCTTTGATATTCTACCCATTGGTGAAAGGGGTGGAGTATGCAAAAGAAGTGCTCAAAGTGCGATCAGGTGAAGGACATTGGTTGTTTTGGTAAGGATAGTAGCGCCAAGGATGGCAAGTTCTATTGGTGTAAGGAATGCGTCAAAAAGCATTCCAAGACATACTACAAGTCGCATCGAGAACAGTGCCAAGTCGCCAGTCTTCAAATCTACCATCGCAACGCTCAGGATGATGAGTTTCGTGATCGCCGGAATGCCCGTCAGCGGGTCTATTCCAAGGACTACATAAGGCGTCCCAGAACTCGTCGTCTGGCAAGGAAGTGGACTCAGAAGTACCTGTCAAGGATCGAGACTCGTATTTCCCGCCGGTTGTCGTTTCAGGTGTGGTACTCTCTCCGGCTGGTGTTGGACCAGTCTCAGAAGAAGAACGGTCGGCACTGGCAGGATTTGGTGGGTTGGTCTGTCGAACAGTTGATGACGCATCTGGCATCGAAATTCCAGCCCGGCATGACGTGGCAGAACTACGGCGGGGATGTGGGCTGGCAGATCGACCATGTGGTGCCAAAGAGCTGGTTCAAGATTCAGGCGATAGGCGATGAAGCGTTTCAAAGGTGCTGGGCCTTGGACAACCTGCAACCGCGATGGTTGAAGGACAACGCATCCAAGGGTGCTCGATTCTCAGGTTGAAACGGAGTGTGCGGATTCTTTTATACCCGGCGCTATAGTAGAAAGGTGTCGGGAATGGATGTGAAAGACAGAACAGCGCGAATGGCCGCTCGTGTGGCCTTTTTTGTGTTGGCGGAAAGGCAGCCCGACGATGATCTCTTCGGTGCTGCCTTTGCTATTGTCAGGGAAAAAGCTCGGTCCTTCAAGGAGCAGCATGAAGAAGCCGCTCTGGAATCCTTGAAGAAATCTTTGATAAACGATCTAAAGGGTAGAGACTACGAGATCGTTTCGGTCGAGATGGTGCTGGGAAAGTATCGCGGGTCTCGGTTTGTGACATCGGCACGGGTGAAGGTCATAGCAAAGGACAAGAAGGATGCTTCATCTTTAGTGAAGCATCTCCAGCGGTATCACCCCAAGTATCACTTGCGGGCGTTTGACGCGGAAACGGGAGTAGCGGAGTACAATATCCGATGAACAGGGATAAGGACCTACAGGATTTCAAGACTCTGCTTCGGCGTTTGGAGACAGAAGGAAGGAAGTTTGAAGACGGGGATGAGCTGACGCAGATGCTTTCGCCGGAGAAGTTCCCATTCAAGACCCGGCAGATCGTGAAGGAGATCGTCTTCATTGTGGAAGACCATCCTGAATTCGTGGATATGATTCCGGCGAAGTTGATGGATTTCTTTTCGGGCTACAAGATGAAGCGAGAAGCCAGAATCGCCGCCAAGGTTGCGATGGAGATCACTAAGGGTCTCGATGGCTTGAAGTATTCATGGCAGGCTGATTTCCCGGAAGTGACGCCGTGCTGCCGTTGCGGGTGTGAATCTCGGATTGCGTTTGTGGCCCACGAAGGATTGACGCCGGGAGACAACAATCAGTTCCCATTGTACGCGATGCGAGACAATGGCGGGCCGGGCGATCTGTGGCCACATGACCGGGTAGCTGTGGCGGTGTATTTCTGCCGTGGATGTCTGGAGACAACAGCTCTGTATAATCAAGCGTAGGTGACATGAGAGAAGCTAATCAAGCGTAGGTGAACCATGAGAGAAGCGATTATTGCGGAACGAATTGTGGAATCCTTTGGCACAGCCGTCATGGAAATGACCTTCCTGAAGATCAAGATTCCGTCGGGTCACATCTTCCATCAAACGGATTTCGATGTGGTGGACTTTGAAGACGAAGTCCGGGCGACCTGTCGGCGCTATGGCGGAAAACTGGTGTCGGGATTCATTCATCAGGGTAGCTGGGAGATTATTTTGCAGTTCCCGGATGACGTGGACAAAACCAGAGTGGTTTCCGAAATCCGCCGGTTGCCGGAGTGGAAGCTGCCCTTACAGTATGGCGCGACGATAGACTGGGAGTAAGACAATGAGACGTTTTGCCAAGATTGTGGATCGTGTTGTGGTTGGGAGTTCACATGTAGCTTACAATCCATTCCCGATGGACCGTGGGTTTTATGTGCCGAAAGATGTTCCCGTGGAGCAGGTCACTCCCGAAGGCACCGATCTGGACATCCGAATCTACGAGAAAAACGGACAGCTCTTTGGAGTGGCGTTCGCGGGGAGAGCCAATAAGCCGTTATGGAACTATCGATTCCGGGACCGGGCACAGTTGGATCGGGAAATTGCCGAAGCGGTCGAGTCTCGCAAGAGCCACATGGATTACAGGAAGCAGCGCCAGCAGGAACGCCAACAGTTCAAGCATAGTTTCCAAGTGGGCGACATTCTGTATTCGTCTTGGGGCTACGATCAAACGAACATTGACTTCTATCAGGTGACGGCTGTTGGAGATAGGAGCATCAAGATTCGCGAGATTGGACAGAAGACGGCGCGGCAAGAGACCGGAGCGGATTATGTGGTTGCTGTTCCAAACAGTTTTCAGGGAGCCGAAATGGTAAAGATGGTGCGTCCGGGTGATTCAGTTCGCATAAGTTCGTATGCGAGCGCATACAAGTGGGACGGTAAGCCAAAGTACCAGACGGCATTCGGGTATGGACACTAGGAGACAGAGATGAACCCCATTGTGACATCGAACGTAGTGGCGAATCCGGCCTTTGTGACCATCAATATCTACTTCGATGACATCGAAGAGCTGGAGCAGTCTGAGTATCACAAGCTCTTACGGGATGCCAAGGAGATTATAGACGATCTGGTTAAGAAGGGCTACCGGCTTCTGGATAATGCCGGGCTTTACGGTTTGTGGCAAGCAACGCGAGTGATGGACAAGTCGCGAATGGTGACGGCGGGGTATGTTTTTCAGAAAAGGCTGACCGGATCACAACTGTCGAAGGTAGACCGCCTGATGGGTGGTATAAGCTCAGAGCTTGCAAGGCGGGTGTCTGTCTTGAAACGAAGCATTACGTCATCGAAAGGAGAAAGCGGTATGGACAGAACGGCAAAGATTGCGGAACGGATTGCTGCCGACCGGCTGATGATGGCGGCAACAAAGAATCTCTCGGAGCTGACGGCCATTGCGCCGGAGTGGTATAAGAAGCGTGCTGAGTTCATGGAAGAGCAGGAAGCGGCTCAGCAGGAGTTCAATCGGAAGTGGGCCGAAGCGCACGCCGACCTTGAAAAAGGAACCACGGAGTTGCTGGCTGAGATCAAGAGTGAGCTGGTGAAATACTTCAAGCAGTCGGGGAAGGATGTTCGCCATGCGGACAGTACCGGCGGTCTGGTAGAAGTGTTCTTGGGGAGCAAGGATGGCGTGAAGCGGACCCAGAGCAAGGTGTCTGTCCACATCTCGCTGACATTTGAGAACGATGTCACAACCACGTGGATGCTGCGAAATGAACAACTGGATGATCGTCAGGGGTTGTTGTCTCCGACTGGAACCATTTCAAAGCTGATGGCCGAAGTTCGCCGGGCTGATAAGGCCGGGTTCTGGGACGAAGGGGAGATCGAATGAGCAGACTTGCCCAAGAGCTGTTGCGTGTCGCCAAAGAGTTGATAGCGGAAGATGATCGGAAGCTGACGCCGATAGACGGGATGAACCGTCGTCAGGCGTGTCGGTTTGTGAACGCTATTCTGGCGCGGCATACAAAGGGCCTTTTCCGGGATGATTCATGGCAGCCCGTACAGGCGATCTGGAAGGAATTATCCGCAGAGGGGATAACGTGGCAGTTGGAGAATGCGGAGTACCAGCATGATGCTCAGGGTCGGACCACGTCAAAGGTGTGGAAGTTTAAGGTGCTTTATCGGAATGACCGTGGCGTTTCGCCGACAATCCTGTACGGGGTGATAACGGCATCGGGAGCGGGGTCGGTGAGTGACCCACTGGAGAAATACGATCTTGTAGCGTATGTAAGTTAGGAGACGACATGAATAGATTGATGCTTGCGAAAGAACTGGTTGGAATGGCCAAGGAGTTGACTGCGCAACAGAAGCAGTTCAACACGCAGATGAATGTGGGCCGGGCTAAGTATGTGGTCAACCACCATGACGGAGAAAAGACGCATCCTGATGGAAGTCCATTCTTCGACATTGCGATTTTCAGCGACAAGAGATCGTTCGAGCGATTCGTGGCACAGTTGAAGAAGGATGGATACAAAGAGTCCTGATGAACTTGGCGAGCCGGATACTTGCTGTTGCCGGAGAGCTGGTGGGGATGGATTTCGCCACTCAGGAAGCTCTGGATAGTTATCTGAAAGAGCATCCTGATGCGGATCGTTCCAATCACCGGGTGGTGGAAAAGAAGCAAGGGCAACACGAGAAGGCCACGGGCGGGACTGGATTGGAAAGAGAGCTGTTCGAGAAGAACACAAAGCCGTTGCGAAAGAAGCTGTCTTTTGGAGATCGTATCGTTTTCTTGCACGGGGGCCATGTGAAGTGGGGCGTGCTGCATGATGTGGTCGGGAATCCGTCGAGCGGCGATCTGGTTGTGATCGATCCTGACGGAAAGAAGTATCAAGTGTCGCGAGAGCACGCTCGGCATACGTTGAAGTTTCGGGGAGCGCCAGAGCGTTAGGAGAAGAACATGTCGGTGTTTCCGGGTACATTCATTCCAACAGGGGTTGGAAGCAGCGCGAAGTTCAGCCACTTGGTTGATGATCTTCTGACGCCAAGACTGCTTGGATTCCGGCAGATTCATATTGCCGATGAGCCATGCGAGCTAAAGCCTGATCGGTTGACATGGTATGTCACATTCGGCAACTGGCTTCAGGGGGAAACCATCGTCATTCGGAAGAATGGTGTACCACAGGTGATCGGGGTCGGCGTGACAACGGTAGACTATACCTATGGAACTTTTCAAGCCGGTGCGCCGGACATTGGTTCCGACGGCCTGCCACGGGATGTGTTGGAAGCGTCGTACATTTTTGACTACTTTCCACAGGCAGTGCTGGAAGGTCTCATCACGTCGGCGGTTTCGATCATCAACATGACAGCACAGGGACCGCCAACGTCTTACACAGTGGATTCGGCTCCGACGGCATGGGAAGGCGTCATTGTGGACTTGGCGTTCGCGATGTGCATGGAGAAACTACTGCTCGACTATGATTTGTGGCGTTACCGTCTTGTGTTCGCCATTGGCCCGAACGAAATTGAAGGTGGTGGTGGTGACATTGCCGGTCAGCTTACGACGCTCAAGCAGAATGCGGAACAACGGGCGGAGAAGGCAATAGACAACCCGAAGTTCAAGACGGGCAACTATCTGTCGGTTCCCACGACGTATTACTACAGCGCCATCCGTGGGTTTGGAGCTTCTTCCGGGGCACACGGAGTACCGTTTATTACAGGGCGGTTGCGGGGGTGGAAAAGTAATCGGTATATGTGATGAAGAAGATCAGAGAGTGGTTGTTGGCGTTGAGCGCGTGGATCAATGCTCCACCAGATGAGAACGATTCCTTTGGAGTACATCTGCGGGAGACATGGCAGACGCTTCGTGATTTGTTTTGTGGCGGTGGTGGACCCAAGATGGCGTAGGTGAAATATGGCAAACGAAATCAGGTACAGTTTTTCAGTCAGTTTGACGAATGGAACGCTCGCGGATGCCTATAATCTCGGCAGTGCGACAGCGGATCAAGCATCGGCGCGTTTGGTTCGCAATGTACAGACGTTGCTGTCGGCGTCGGCTCAGGGAGATGTGATCGAACTGGGTGGAGTAACCACGCCGGGCATGAGTGTGTTTGCCAATCTCGACACGGCGAACTATTGCGAGATCGGGATTCAGGTTGGTGGTACGTTCTACCCGTTTATGAAACTGAAGGCGGGGCAGCAAAGTGGACCGGTTTGGATGGGGACGACAGCTCCCTATGGCCGGGCAAATACCGGCAACGTGAAGTTGTTCTACATCATCTACGAGACTTAGTATGGACATCGGCAAAGAGATTCGGGAGATTGGCGATCTTCTGGTGTCGGCGGCATTGATGCAGGAAATCCGCACACAGGTCGCTCACGTGATGCGGGAAGGGTTTGTGGTGACGGATGGGTGCCATCATCCGCTGGGGTTGGATTATGACGTGGTGGTGCGTTGTGGATCGGATCGTCCTGATGTAGTTCGCCGGATTCGGAGTACAATGCCGGATATGCAGATCGAGAAAATCGCGGAAGGGGTCTTGGGGATTCGGACGGCCCGAAGGATGCGCAGGCTTCCGAAAATGCACCGGCTGGGTCCGTTGCCGAAAATGCGTCGGATGACAAGGATGTGAAGCATGGCAGACCTATCTCTAACAACGGGCGAAGAGTTCTACAGCGGAAGCTGGCAGGACATTCAAGACGTGCTGCGGATTCTAAACATCGGCGAAGGCAAGATGGATCAGGTCCAGCAGCCGATGGTGAATCGCTATCAGGAAATGGTGGATCGGGATATTGATGCCATTGCTGGTGAAGTGTACCAGACCCCGCTTCGGGCAATGAACCAGATGCAGCCTAGCGGGAATCTCAAGCGAGTATTCCCCGGTGACGTGCGGCGATGTGCAAGGTACTGGACAGCAGGACAGATTCTTGTCAATGAGTTCCAACAGCTCGAAGCCAACATCACAGAGCAGGCGACGCAGATGATTGCGGATGCCCGGATGCAGCTTTACGCCATGACCCGTCCGAACCACAGGATGCCGGGGCAGCGGCGTAAGAGTAATATCTCCCGGACGATGCCGCCGAATTTGCAGCCGTCTGCCTATCCAGAGAGACCGACGTAAGGTGAGACATGGACAGGATCAGATTGGCTAGAGAGTTGTTGTCGGCGGCGAAGGACCTGCTCCCGCGTATCCGGGCGACTTTCACGCGCACGCCCAAGATCGAAGAGAAGGAACTGAACTCCGTCCATTTCGACATCCAACGGTTTGTCTCTACGCTCCGCCAGAACGAAGAGATCGAAGCCTTCGTGAATCGCCGGGATGACGATCAGGTGATGGAGATCACAGTGGGATTTTCCAGCCATGAACAAATGGATGGGATCGTAAAGGCGATGGGAGAGATGTTGAAGAAGCTGGGTAAGAAGACGGGGATGAAGGTCAGGGTTGAAACCAATGTACACGAATCCCAGTAATCTAAGTTGTTTGGATTGGTGTAATAAATCTTTGATATGGCACCCATGATAGGTGTGACATGTCAAAGATGATAGGAAGAAGGTTTGGTAAATTGGTAGTGGTGAGTGGAGACAGTCACCGTTTTGTCTGCCGCTGTGATTGTGGTAAAGAGATTCTGGCGTGGTGGACGAATCTCATTCAGGGTAGGAAAACACATTGTGGATGTGGGAAGTATGCTGATCGAGATGAGAAAGGGAAAAAATATGGGCGATGGATGGTCATTGCTCGCCATCAGGGGAGTGTGGAGTATTGGGAGTGCCGGTGTGATTGTGGGAACGAAGGCGTTGTCAGTCGGTCTAATTTAAGAAGTGGAAATTCCCAATCGTGTGGATGTCTACAGAGAGAACGGGCGGCTGAAGCGGGCAGGAAGAATCGACGCTTTAATGTGGCTGATGCCAAGTTCAGAAAGACACGTCCGAATATCATTTCTTGGCGTAGAAGGGTTATAGAGCGAGATGGTGGTTGTCGAATTTGTGGAACAACGGAAAAACTTTCTGCGCATCATAAAGATGGTTGGTTGCTGGCGAAGGATAAGCGCATGGATGTGAGCAATGGGGTAACAGTGTGTTTTCGACATCATAATGATTTCCATCGTCAATATGGAAAAGGACAAACGACCGCTGCGCAATGGGATGAGTACGAAAGCAGAAATGGTGGTGGGTTATCTACACGAATCCTTCCAATCTTATCAAGACCCTGATGAATCTTTTGCAGCGGAATTCCTTGCAGATCAATCAGGTAGTGCAAGCGTATCAGGGGAACCGGAAGCTGATGGTGCTGGAAGGGATGCGCAAGGTGGTTCCTGCCGATGCGTATCCGGTCATGGAGATCGAGCCGGGTAATACGCCAAACCAATGGGCTACCACGCGGGCGCAGCGTCCACGGTATCAGTTTCGGTGTACCTTGACGGTCAAGGTGGATAAAGAGCAATTCGGGGTGGAGTATATCTGCACTTTGGCCACAGCTCTTGTGGAGATAATGACCAGTCCCGAAAATCTTCAAATGCAGGTAGTGAACGAGACAAAGTGGGACCCTACGGGTGGTCTGGTGAGCACCTATATTCTGGACAGTCTGGTGGAGAATGCGAACTATTCGGCTGCCAAGGAAGGAGCCATCCGCAAAGCGGAGTTTGAATGGTTTGCCATGATCCATGAGTCATACCCGGAAACCAAGTGGCGGGTAGGGGGTGCAACCACCCCGACGGTGATCCGACCAGTGGTGATCCCGCCGTAACAATTCTTTTATATTCTGCCCATTGATGGAGAGCGAATAGCAAGTGAAGACTAACGGGGAAGTGCTGGCGGAAGCATTTGAAAAGGCAGTTCGAGATGGAGAAGTTCCGTATCAGGCGAATCGCAGAGCTGCGAAGCAGATCGACATTCTAGGGAATGACGCGGATGGGCTTCGGGAGCTGGCGGTGATGCTGAGCGGAATGGATGTCTTCATCGCGGACTTGGAGGCGTTTCAGCGTGGCGCAGAAGTCGTTGCAAAGCAGTCTGTCGCATCCGTTCGTCGAACTTGAGACGATTCGGGGGATGTCCCGTGTCGCGAGAAAGCTGGCCATCGCTCGGAAGGCGATAGATGAGATTCGGGAGATCGAGAAGGATTTGCTGGCAAGCAAGGGGAAGGGAAACCTGAGCTTGGCGATGAATGAGATTGCCAGTTTCGCCCGGAGTGCGGGAAGGATGGCCGGTGAGTCTGTGGAGTTGTTGAGAGACATGCGTAACAGGATCAAGATATACGTCCGGGAGCTGGGAGAGGAATTGGCAGATGCCGCTCATTGACACGACAACCTTGCTGAGAGTGGCTGATCGGGCCGCTTATCAGTACGGACAGATCAACTCATTGATGGCGGCGATTTCGGCGGTAGGGTTGGGGTACTATTTCGAGACGGTGTCGGCGACGGAAGATGCGGATGTGGAGCTTCCGCTGGATGGTCCGTATTACAACGTCGATCAGGATTTCGTGACGGATGTGGTGGTTAAGAACGGGATGCCGTTGGGAGACATTGTCTTCGCAATGGATAACCACTTCAACCGGTTGGACGGCAGCGGGGTTCCGTTGCAGGCGGGCGGCTGGGATGGGTATCTGACCGATGAAGACGAGCGGGTGAGTTACTACTTCGCTCAGTTGTATTTCGCGGTCAAGGGATACTACATGCTGGCGAACAATGTGTTCTCTGAAAGCGCGGATCAGTTCGCAAGGTTACAGGTGAGCGCCGGGCCGACGCTGACGTTCACAGACGGGATTAGCTACGGAAACGGAAGCGATCTGAATCCGGCAAATGGGACGTACTACGCGGCCACGCAGTTGAAGGTGGTCGTAACGACGATGGGGGCCACGCAATTGGACGTGCGGTTGTCGGTCAAAGACATAAACAACAACCCGACAACAATAGATGTCACGATTCCGGGCGGATCGACTCCCGGAACGGTAGTAGCGGTGGGTTCTACAACTGACCGGTTCCTAGACGTGACTGGGGCGATCTTTAAGCCCGCAGGATCAACAGGAACAGTCGGAGATGATATGAAGGTGATGAACTTGAAGGAAAGACAGATAGCGTTGTAGTAAGGAGGATGCCACTATGGGTATGGGTTATCAAGGATTCGCAAGGTTCTTCTCGTCTGGTCCGAGCACTGGTCCGATGGTTATGCTGGCGACCGGCGCGAGCGTGAACTTGGTGTTGGAGCCAATCTTCTCGACAGCGGTGTGGGGCGCTGGTTGGTATAACGCGGCTGATGCTGCGCACTATGCCGACAACGCGCTGCGCTACGAAGGAACGATTGACATCGAACTCCAGATGGGCGCAGCCGGAGCGTTCTGGAACTATATCGCGGACTGGGTTGTGGCTGAAAGGGCATGGCCGCGTTCGCTCCAGATTTCGCCGGATGGCTCCCACGTGTATTCGTATCTTACGTCGGGCGCGTATGAGTCGTCGTTCGATACGCAAGGTGCGTGGTGTCGGTCGGCTGGGCTTTCCACGGCAGAAGCGTCGTTTGTGACATGCTCTCTGGGCGTGCTGGCGATTTTCCGCTCGGAAGCTGATCCGGCTGGCGGGACGAACTACTCGTCCTACAGCTACATCAACCAGAAGACGGGCGTGATCGCGTCGGACTGCTCGCTGCTGTCTCCGACTAATCCGTTGAACCCTTCGGGCGGAAACGTGGACCCGATTCCGTTCTGGAAGACGAATGCGCAGCTTTCCCGTGGAACGTATCCGGGCGTATTCGGCGCGGCTTCGCTGCCGCAGGCTGGAACAGAGACGGTTGAGTGGAACATCGACATCACGAACAACGAGCACGTTCTGTACACCTGCTCTGGCAGCCGTCTGCCGCGTGCGGTGTTGATGGGCGCGATGAGCGTGACGGGCAATGTGACGCTCTATCACCCGAACGGCGTCTTTGACCCGATTCTGGGACCGAGCAATACCGGCACGATTACGTCACCGTATATGTACGCGGAGAACACTTGGTTCACGATTTCGATTG